CAGATACCACGATTCCGGGAAGATCATCTCCGATCTCTGCGTATGCTGCAACCGGATACAGAAGTGTGTCGTTTTCCTTGACGCTCCACAGAGAAGTGGACGATAACCCCGGCATGGATCATTTCATTCAGGTGTTGAGAATGGGACTTTACCCGAAATACGTTTCTAATGGCGTTGTTCCTCCCGTGACTACCTTTATCGCAGGAGAGTTCAAAGTCAAAGGAATCCTTAGAAACCTCAACATAAATTGGAAGAAACCCATCATAGACGATAAATACCATATGTGCGACATAAGCGTTTCTATTGACGAACTGCCACCGTCCGTGTATGGAAAGTCTGATCTGGGAATGGCACAGAACCCATTTAATGTAAAGAAACCAACGGCAAAATCCACGTCTGCGAAATCTACAACAACGACAAAAAAGAAGTCCACGACGAAGAAAGCTACGTCTTTTGAATCTGCACTCATGAAGGGCGTTACAAACATTGTCGGAAGCGCAAGAGGCGGTATTGTTGCAGGAGCTACGAAGTTGGGATCGAATCTCGGCAAATCTGGTAAAAGGTGATTAGATGCTTAATTTTAGTCTATATAAATACACAATGGATGGATACGATGCATATTTATCCAGATATTCAAATGAACTGACGTATCTATACCCACGGTCATATGATACTGTATCTCGGTATCAGAATGTCCTTTGCATTGAAGATGATCTGTCTGTTAAGTATCACGAGACATTCCCGAAGTTTGAGATCGAGAAATCGGATCAGGACATCTACTACAAAGTAGAATCAAAAAACGAAGACAGACTGGACATCATATCGAATATAGCCTACAACACACCTCGGTTGTGGTGGGTGATCGCTATGGCAAACGACATAGTAGACCCGTTCAAGGTTCCTGTTGACACGATATTGAGAATCCCAGACCTATCGGTTCTGTATAACGAGGTGATGTAATGGCAGAAAAGAAAACCACCACTAAGACAAGCAAGAAGACTGCCACGAAAGTCAAATCTGAAGATCAATATAAAACTGACAGGGCAAACCTTATATCCAAAATATCGAAACTGCAATCCATGATGTCTAAGTCGTATTATGCGACGTGGGTTGACTTCTCTGTTGGTGACTTCCGATTAGTGCAGACAAGTGACAGGATCAAGAACAGCATGGTCAGTTTTGACTACGAACGAACGGGAACGGAAAAGGCTAACACTTTTACCATCGTTGCTGCCTTTGCTCCAAACCAGAACAACCTCGACGAAACAACTAAAATCGAAAAACAGATCGGTTACGAAAAGGTCAAGGATGGTCAGCACTGCAAGTTGAGATATGGATACATTCAGGGAGACAAAAGTATCATGTCTCCGGAATATGAGGGAATACTCACGAACTATAAGATCGAGATACGAGATGGGATTCTATACTACACGTTCACAGGCACCAGTGACGTAGTGGCGATGAAAGAGCAGAAGGTGAACACGGAGAGTTACATTGATAAACGTCCGACCGAAGCTGTCAAAGAAGAATTGGAAAAGTCGTTTCAGGTAAATCCTGCGATGAAGGGATGGAAAGTCGTTATAGACAAAACCGTTGAAGACCATCCTGACGGGACAGCAGATGAGATTGCTGGTGGTGAGTTCAGCAACATCTTCCAGTACGCCAAAGATGTTCTGGCACAGGCGAAAGCTCCGGAAGGCAGTGATGATGGTACGGAAACGCAAATCGCTCCACCGGCCACAGGCAAGGCGAACAGTTATGGAAAATCGGACAAAAAGGTAGAGAAAACGGAAGAAAAAAAGAAAGATAAAAAAGAAGAGAAGAAGGAAGATCACGGCACCTATGGTTATGTGGTCAGTGATTCTAAGAAAGAAGTCAGAATCATTCGTTATGACAGCACAGATAAAAAGACGATACCGAAAGCCGATATTAAGTTTAACTGGATGAGCCAGGACGGAATTGTACAGGATTTCAGAACTGAATTTGATGGTGCGTTGTTAGTCAACAAAACATTCTTGGAACAAACCGAAGAAGATGAAAACAAAGACAAGGCAAAAAAGATCACAGAGGCGTTGAAAGATTCCTCTACTTGGCCTTTCTCCAACTTAGGAAAAGCCATGTACAATGCCATGAAAGACAATGAAGCGTTTGCGTCACAGGGAGCTGAACTGATTAACGATGATCGGTGGAAAAAGGCAACCGACAAATCCTACTCTGCAACCATGACGACAGTAGGTATGCCGTTTGAAGAAATCACAATCGGAACAACGATGTTCAAGATCGTACCGTTGATTTATGGCAGAGCACACTTTACACAAGGGGATTATATGGTCACGGGGATCAGGGACATAGTAGATGCTAACGGTTACAGCACGACGTTTCAACTGATGAGGGTAGGCGAACAAGATGGCAAGAAATAGTTATAACGGTCTATACGGTGTTCACAAGGCCATAGTGATTCGTGGAGTGGAAGATATACCGGAATCTGTTTCAAAAAGGAGAGGAACCTCATTGATTCAGGTTGCCGTTGTAGGCCACCATAACAAGGCCATCAAGATGATTCTGGACGAGTTGAAAGACCCACATGATATGGATGCTGAGTTCCTGAAAAAGCTGTCTCCGAACAACGAGACGGCTTTCCCGTATGCGCAGCTTTCCACGACTTACTTTAGAGGTCAAGACAATTCATTGGCATCTGCGTTTGCATCCCTTTTCAAAAAAGGCGAAGACGTGATTCCTGTCATCTATCCGAAAGCAGGAGACATGATCTGGGTGCAGTTTGAAAAAGGGGACATTTCACGTCCGATTTATGTTGGAACTTTGGCAGATGAAGTCAACGGAAAGATTTCTGTGTCCGAAGGATCGACCGACCTAACCAGTTCTGGGGGGAGCGGAGTATACGAAGGTGAAGGATACATCATGATCCGTGAAGAAACAGGCGGTGTTGGTTGTGGAATGATAAGCTCCGGAGCGGGAGACGCAGGAGGCAAGTCTTACGGTTGTCAACAGCTCTCCCTGACTATGGGAAGCCTAAGAGAGTTTGTGAACTGGCTGAAAAATAAGCACTCTGATTTTTATAAGAAATATTTTGCAGGACAAGCGTTGGCATCGGCTGGGTTTGATGCCGCATGGAAAAAGGCAGCAAAAGATGACAAAGATGAATTCACCAACCTTCAGATGACATATGCAAAAAACACTTTTCTGCTGACGTGGCAAAAGATGGCAAAGAGGAAAACGGGAATTGACTTTTCCCGGTCTATGGCACTTAATGAATTGTCTTGGGTTCGGTCTGCCCAGAACGGAGCATATTCAGAATACGTTGTTGCAGGTGTAACCTCTAAGATGTCAGATAAAGAAGTTATAACCACGATCTATGACCATCTGATTAACAATGTTGGTTCCATCTGGAGCGGATGCAGCGGAGACGTTCAGAACGGTGTTCGGAACAGATTGATCCGTGAGAAGAAAGAGTTGATCGGACTGATTGGAAAACAATACGCTTCCGGTTCCACAAGCTCTGCATCGTTCGGGAAATATATATGGCCTGTTCCCGGGCATACAAATCTGACCAGCACATACAACGAATGGAGAGAAACGCAGATTCATGGTGGAATAGATATTTCAGACGGTTCTATTCGTGGCGCAAAAATAGTTGCGGTAGCTGCCGGAACTGTAGTTGAATATCACGAAGGATACGAAGGTGGAGGGGCAAGCAACAATAGCGGATGCGGATATGGGCACCATGTCGTAATTAAACATAGTGGGGACAAGTATTTTTCTGTATACGGGCATATGAATGAACCTCCGCTTGTCAAGAACGGTGCAAAAGTTGTGGCAGGACAGCACATAGGATATGTGGGAAACACGGGTTCTTCTACCGGGCCGCACTTGCATTACGGATTGCATGAAGATCACTATAGACCGTATGTTGATCCATCAAAATTCCTCGGTATAGATTGTAATAAGTACGGAGCAATCAAAAAATTAAAGGGTGATAATAATGCTGACTGAAATTAAGACGATAAGTTTCCCAGACATCGTAAACCTAATCAATGGAAACTGTCAGTGCAGTGCAGGGGCAAAATCAATCAACGAATGTTTAGGACTGTTGCTCACGGCATCAAAAGGTGAATTCCTCGGAGACCCGGACTTTGGAACAAATATCCACAGATATATCTTTGACCATAACGGCGCAGCGATGGTGGAGATCGTCAAGAATGAAATCCTGAACGCTGTTCGTGAATATATGCCCAGAGTTGAAATGACAGAAAATGACATAACGATTGAACAGTTTGAAAACTATGTTCAAATTACGTTGTCGTACAGTCTGCGGAATAGCAACATAAACGACGAATATTCTTTAGTTTACTTAAAAGATGGGAGTGAGGAAGTTGTCTATTGATTACTCAAAGCTTTCTGTAACGAGCAGAGACTACCAGTCTATCTATGACGAACTGATAGAAGCGATTCCTGTTCTAACGAAACGATGGAATAGCACAGATGAAGCTGACCCAGGCATTGCGTTGGTAAAGCTCATGGCAATGCTTGGTGATATGCTATCATACAACCACGATAAAGCGGTTCTGGAACTGTATCCGTCCAGTGTCATGCAGAGAAAAAATGCTCTACAGGTATTCAAGCTTGCAGGATATAAAATGCGATGGTACCGTTCTGCGGTATGCGATCTGGCTATTCAGAATATCGGTGAGAATCCGGCGATCCTTCCACGGTATACTGTGTTCACGAATGGAGATAAATCGGTTTCCTATGTCTACACAGGCAAGGACATGGAACTGGAAAGCAACAATTCTTTAAAGGGAAGAATATACACCGTTGAATTGACAGAAGGTGTTCCGGTTACTCCCAGTAGATCAAAACCTCTGGCAAGTGGGTTCGGAACAGAGAACTGGCATGACATCTATGATTACAATGTGCTTCATAGTGACATTGTGAACTCCCGAATTTATTTGAATGACAACAATGTCGATGAATTGTCCATCCGTCTGATTGACAATGACGGAGACGAATGGACACAGGTAGACAACATCGAAGCACTGATGATGAATGGTAAGTATTTTGAACTTACTGTTGACGAAGATGATAGAGCGTATATTAAACTGTGCAGCGATTGGGACACGATTACCAACACAAAGCTGAAGTTTAAGTTGTTCTATATCATTTCGTCTGGAGCGGATGGCGGTATCCTCGATAACGTGATTGATACGGTAAGCGGAATCTGGGATCAATTAGCATATACGAACAGCGACTACACGAACTTTGTGGACGTGTCCTCAAATATGATGTTGCAGAACTACAGATCAACTTTAGGGTATGATCCGGAAACGGCAGACGAAGCAAGAGAAGAATTTGCGAAATACGTTGGAACTTACGACACTCTGATTACTACAGGTGATTTCACGAAAGCAACGAAACGTCTGAACGGCGTATCGAACTGCATCTGCACGGACGTGTTTACAGATTACAACACGGAGCTTGCCAACAATCAGATCAACGTATATATAACCAGAACAAGTGACTATGAGAACTACACAGACGATGCGTACAAGGCGTATATTCTGACTTCCCTTGAAGAGTTGAAAATGATGCCGATCTCCATGTCTGTATACCTCGATGATGAAGTCATAGATAATACTGTTCTGGCATACTACCTTGACGGAAATGAATACCAGCGCATTGTTGAACTTGAGGAAGTCAAAGAAGAACCTACATCGGCAACAGAGAGCTTTCTTTCTATCGTGATCGACGAAGACAATGTGAGCAGATTCTCTATCGTATCTTGGGATGAGGATATAACGGTATACAGATTGAAGTCTGGAACGATTCAGGACGGTGACAGCCGATTCCAGAACATGGAAGTCATATGCACGATCCCGAACAGAGCGACAGACTACTATTACTGGTCTCCCACAGGCAAAATTTACTTGAAAGAGCCTGTTACGATAGACGTAGCACAGGACTTGTTAGTCAAAATCAATAACTATCTTACCACCACGTTTAATGTGGCAAGCATGGAGTATAACACTCCGCTGAGATACATCGACGTTATCAATGAGATCACAGGAATTGATTCTTCTATTCAGTATGTTGATATGGATTCTCTAAGTTATAGTGTTCCTGTTACGGTCTACGGAAAAGAAGGATCAACAGAAAACAAAATCATATCCACAGAAGACGTTTCTGGAAGATACACCTTACCAGTGTCCTCTGTATCTTGGACACAGATTTCACCGCTTCTCGGAGAAACCACACCATCTGACGTTGAATTGATTGACGGTGGGGATCGGATCGCTTTCAGAACCAACGATGAAACAACGGAAACCATCGAAGTGTATAACTATAAATCAAGCACTGTGAAAACAGACTATGATGATTCCGATTTGGTTTATAAGGCAGAAAACACAGGAGAAACGAAAAAGGTCACAATACACCTGAAGAACGATAGGAATCTGTTCAACTCCATCTACTATCACAGACCGCTGAAAAAGGGCAGCCTGATGATTAGAATGGGCAACTTGGATTCTATTATCTTTGATAACAGAAGCGGGGTGCTCACATCAAGCAATGTATACTTTACAAACGGCACGGTTGACTATGATACAGGAGAAGTCACGATAGAATTCAGCACTGTAGATACAGGTGCGCTGACAGTTTCTTATGGCCTTAACAAGAACGGAATCATCCGCTACAGTGCCTTCAACGCAAACAGCTTTACGATTGCCGATGACAGCCTGAAAGACGGGTGATTAGATGATTGAAAGTAGAAACCTTATCCCTGAAACATATAACCGATCACGGGACTATCAATCAATGCTCAAGCTCCTGGACTTAGTTGTGGATGCTTCAAAGTTCGACATTGATAACCTGACAGCTTGTCTGAATCCGGAGCGTTGTCCCAGTAAACTTCTTCCGTTACTGGCATCTTATTACGGGTATAATTTCGATTATTCGTTATCTTACGAAGCAAACAGAACGATCTTGAAATACTATCCTGACCTTCTGAGATTAAGAGGTAGCTTACAAGGACTGAAGCTTGCCACGGTGATTGCCATCATCATAGAAGGAAACTATCGTAACACGAATGTAGATTCCATGCTTCATATATCTTTTGCAGAAGACATGATAAATATTTTTTCGTACTTCCGATACAGTGTGAAACTATATGATCTTCTCGATGTGGTCAGACCAGCAGGGTATAAGATTCAAGTCGTAGATGCTACTCAGGCAAGGACAAGTGAAGATGACTTTGAACAGTTCTCGATCAACGATGATGTGGAGTTCAGGAAACGAAATATTAAGTATGACGTTGATTCCGGAACTGATTACAGTGAATATGAGAACCACGAAATTGTTACTGATACAAGCAGAACCAGAACGGGATTCTCGGAGGTGAACGAAGATGATACATGAACAAATGTCGATAGAGAATAACGTAACGCTGACAGTTAGAGACGAAGCGTTCAATGTAATCAAGACATATCATAAACGAAACAGAATTACCAACCTCGCATTATATGGCGTTGCAAAACTGATTTTCGGGAATTTTGTTTCTTTAGATGAAGCAAAAGGATATGCGCCTAAGTACATCGCTTTCGGTACAGGATCAACAACTCCTGCGCCAACCGATTCTGGACTGGAAAATGAGATAACAATCAACAACGATGAGCCAGTACGGGTTCTCATAACTCAAAGAAACATCGTTAACACAAACTTAGCGAACGGGGTTGTTAAGACGGTCTTCAGAGCTTACACTTCAAGTTCTACCTTTAATGGAATCGCATTGACCGAAATGGGATTGTTTATAGAAGATAGTGGAAACAACCTCTTCGCAAGAGTGGGATTAGGTGGAGAAGGAGAAGAACCTGTAATAAAAACAGAAAAAGAAGTTTTAGACATTCTTTGGGAAGTCAACGTCCGATCCACAACGACAGGAGGGGTAACAAATGAATCATAACAGCCAAAATATTTTAGTATTCCCCAGTACAAATTCCATGTACGATGGGAAACCATTGTCTGAATCCAACCTTGTTACTCCGGTAACAAGACTAACTGAATTGAACTTTAAACTGACAGAAGATGACTTTGAACTGGTTTTATCTTCTGCCTTAACCATAGGTTCCGGAGAAGCGAACATCAATGGTTACTATATCCAAACAACAGCGTCCATTGAGATCACAAGCCCGGCAGATGGATACATTGTGATTCAACTGGTTAGGGGTGAGGATGGAAACCTTCTGGGAGATAACAGCGCAGTTCTGCAAGATACTCAGATATATCAGGGCGTGGATTTTAACGTCATGTCAGATGAGGACTACGCAGAAGCAGATCAAAAGGACATTCTGGTTCTGGGAGAGATTAGAGACGGAGCACTGATTATTTCAGAAACGTCCTCTCTGAGAATAGACGGATCAACCGTCAGCGTGGACAAGCATTTCCCAGAAACCGGAAAGACTTCTCTTGCTAACTATCTCAGTCAGATGCGAGATAAGTTTGTCCCTCGATACGGAACAAGCTCTATCAGAATCTTAACAGAATCCGAAGGGGAATACACGTTAGGTGCCGATGACAAGTTGCAGTTTGATCCTGATAACGGAGCGTTCATAGCACTTGACGGAGACAACACCGCAGCGTATAGGTATGATAAAATCGTCATTAGAACACAGAATAATGACACCATCACGTTAGGGTGTCAGAACGGTGCTCTGGTCTTATCCTACAATAACACGACGATCACGTTGGATGAAAACATCACAGCGACGGCATCTCGGTTGACGATGCAGCTTGTGGGAGCGCAGTTCCTCATTAAAGATGGGGAAACCACCGTATTCTCGTTTGACGTTGATACGCATTTATGCAACACATTTTCACAGAACATTTCCACTGATAAGGCGGTGAAAGCGGATTCCGTAATCGCTAATGATGTTAAGGTTCTGAACAGTATTCAGTTTTCTAAGTCCGTGTCCTTAGTGGACGGATCATACACCACAGAGGATATGGAAACATCACTGACTGTAGAAACAGATGAAGATGAAAACGAAACCTTAGTATGCAGTACCGATTTCTCAGCAGCAAGGGTATTCAATGCCGTCTACAATGACTATGCAGAGTTCTACGAGAAAGAAGAAGAAATAGAAGTCGGTGACGTTGTGGAGATCAATTCAGAGACAGGAAAGTGCAGAAGAGCACAGGAACAATGTTCCAGAACTGTTGTAGGTGTCTGTTCTAACACTTACGGTCACATTCTGGGTGGAGATCAAATGTCCATAGCACAGAATCTCATGCGGTATGTACCGATAGGACTTGCAGGACGTGTTAGGGTTAAGGTTGTCGGTGCAGTGTTCCCGGGAGAGCTTCTGTGCTCCGCAGGAAGCGGTTTGGCAATGGCAGCACTGAATCCTGAAAAAGGAACCATCATCGGTAAGGCGTTGGAAGAAAACAAGACAGGAACAGTTTTAATGCAGATTATGTTAGGGTGATCTTATGATTGTTTTAAATGATTATCTGGTGGGCAATGCGCCGAAACTATGGTATACGATTGAACTGGATTTTGCTGAATCCAGGGAAAACGTGAAGTGTACCGCAACGATCAGAATGGTCAATCGTGAGAACTACTACTACATCATGACACCTTACGGATGGAATCTTGTTCTTACGGTCAACGGAACAAGGGCAACGATTCTCTGTAAGGGGAAGAACACAAACTGGTCTTATCCTAAATCCGGAATCGACTATGCATGGAATAACTTCTATTACTACGGTGATGCGAAACGAGAACACGTCGTCACGAAAACCTTTACTTGTAACCGTACTGCAAATGGCAAACTGCCGTGGTCTGTATCGTATAGCTCTATTGACGGACTGACCGTTCCGACGTGTGGAAAACTGCACAATGTTTCCGGAATTGTTGATTCTGGGTTTCCTGCTTATAAAAAGGCAACGGTAGGTTTAACGGCATCTTATCCTTCCGTGACATCTCCGAACACGAACACGAACAAAGCGAAGCACAATGAGGTTGTCGTCGTAGGATATTCTGCAAACGCAAACTTTACATCTAACGATATAACTAAAATCCAGTACAGCAAGGATAAAAAGACATGGCATACACCTACCATGTATTCCAACAAATCCTGTACTACTGAGGCTAAGAGCGGAAACAATGCCGGATATTTTAAGATGAGACCCAGCGCAAACTACGGTGGAAGAACGATAGGGGAAGGGGAAGACTTCACTCTATATGTCCGTAGACATCACGCAGGGGGTGAATCCTACTATTCTTCCGTGGTATCGAAGTCTTTTTCCATGTATGCCGTCCCTGCAAAACCATCCGTCACTGCAAGTAAAACCATTTCTGATGTCAGTGATACCGTCCAGATCAATTTCGGTGTAGATAGTAACTATAATGTCGGAACCGATATTGTTCAATATCGGGTGAACGGCAGCACATGGAGAACAGGAAAGACTACTTCTGGGAGCGGATCGTTTTCTATCAAACCATCCTCCTTCAACGTGGACACAGGGGAAACTTATAAGGTGGAAGTTAGACGGTTTCTATCGGAAGCGGGATACTACAGCTCTGTATCAAGTCTGACGTTGAAAACATATTCTATCCCCACGATCACAGGCGTAACCTTATCAGGCCGAACCGTCAATGCAAATACAAGGGTTACGGCGAAATGGAACGCATGGAGCGGATCACACAATGAATCCTCTACTGTTAAGGTGGAGTTTGTCAAAACAAATTCTGCAACGGCAGCAGCAGAGAAAACGGTTCTCACCACGTCGCAAAACTCTACGTCCGGTTCTTTTGCTCCACAGAACTTTATCTCAACAACTTACGATAACAGGACAGTCTATCTGAGATTCACACGAATTCATTCAGTGACAAAGAAATCATCTAAGCCTGTTCTCGTATCGTTCAAAGCATTGTATCGTCCTCTGAGAGCGGTTGTATGCAACGATACGATTGGTGGACAAATATCATTACCTTCACCGCACAACTTGACGTGGGCTTATCCTAACGGTCAATACGGTATCGTTACAGGGTATAGAATCAAACTATACGCAGGATCGAATGTCATCACCACGTTTGATACGACAAGAACCTCGTGGAGCATTACAGATGCGCTGTTTAAATCCCTTAAAGCCGGAGTGTGGTACAGTTTAGACATCACACCTTATTACGGTTCCGCAACAACATTCCCAGGGCCGACGCTGACCATCAAAAACTACGCACAGAGAATCACGGGACTTGGTGTTCCAACTATCCTGTATCCTCGTGACGGTGGCAGATTCGACAAGAACAAGAACCTAAGAGTTGTCATAGAACTTCCGAAAGATCAGAACGCCACCAACACAGAGACATACACATATAAAAATCTTGTGCTGAACATAACACAAGACGGAACAAGCCAGAGCATCACGTTTGCTCCAACGGATACAAGATTCTCAAACAACACCTTGCAGATGTACAACAAGCAACTTTGTTTCAAAACTCCGATCACGGGATCGGAAATCAAAATATCTGCTACGGTGACAGCACCGAACGGAGATGTTCAGACAAGTGGAGAATCGGTCATAACGTCTATTGATAAGTCTCTGGTTTCAACCACGACAAAAGGGGAGTTCATATTAAGCTCTCCGTATGCTGAAATGGACGATTATGTCAACTCTATATATTCTTCCTATAACGCTTCCAACTACGCATACGCTGAGAGTGACACGTTCAACAGGGGACAGATCGTCAAGGTTTCTGACTTTGAAGACGTATACAGCAAGGTTGTAGAAATCTCCGAAACAACATCTGATTGCGTGTACCTGTCTGGAAGAGAAGGCGTTGGTTTCGGAACTGTCACAACCACATCTAAAGAAGGATATATTGAAGCTGACAAAACCAACCACAGCACCTACTTACACGACATCGTGACAAAGATATTGAATATACTGGAATAAAAAACAAACCCTCGGACGAATCCGAGGGTTTGCTTCTTTTGGAGGTTAACTATAAAAATGAATACGAGGAAATGCCCGTCAATGACGGGTGGTACTCCCAGAAGGGATTGAACCTTCACTCTTCCGATTATAAGTCGGATGCTTTAACCGATTAAGCTACAGGAGCATTATACCGAGGATGAACAGCAAATATCATATTACCCGATTAAGATAATATTTACCCCTACCTCGGATCGGGGCATTGGTGGAGAAGGAAGGAGTTGCACCTTCCTTAACACAGCATATCCCATCATAATAATTTATCGTCGAAATTGAAGGTGATGCAATGCCATATACTCTTTTCTCCACATATCATCAACTGCCCAGTCAGAAACAGAAGATGTATGTACACGGCGATCTGACTGTGGTAAAACCCGTGTATCCCTTACCTCCATGATCTTGTCCTGGACGCTTCGTCATGGTAGCATAAGAGGTTGCGAACAGAACACCAGAGAAAACCTGTTCGCTGTTGTCGTGGTGCGTCGGGCAACCACGAAGGGTTCCGGTGGGAATCGAACCCACGATAGGGAAAGGAGGTAACCTATCCATCCTTCTGCGGAACCATATTGGCAGGGAAGCCGAAACTTCCCCACATACAAATTTTAGAAAGGTGCTTGATCTTAGAACCCTTGCAAGTGTCTGCGCTGCGGACGAATCTGGTTTGTAAAATAACAATCCTATTCAACCATACTTTGAGCCGGTCGAAGATACGGATTCCCCCGGCAATTTCAATGGTTTCGTGGAAAATCCACAAACCACATTTTTGCCTGGCGGCAAGCCGATGAAAGACACAAAAAGAATCTAAGATCATGGAGCGAATGATGAGAATCGAACTCACACAACCAGCTTGGAAGGCTGGGGTTCTGCCATTAAACTACACTCGCAGATAGCACACTGCATAGCACTGTGCCACCTTTCAACTTATCGACCAACAGCAAAACAACGACATTTAAAATATTTTTTTGTTGGTACACCTATATTGTATCAGATGCTTTTGGAAATGTCTGTCCCACAAGTGGTACATTCCCAAAGTTTTTCGGAATTTTTATCGGGAGAGACGGAATAAACTGGATAAAAGAATCACTATGGTTGTGATCGGTTCATCTCCACCATTCAAGCAAGCCTCACGGAGAAATCCGTGGGGTTTTTTTGTTGAATCTGACGAAATGAAAGATGGGAATTTCCTGATCTGTATTTCGATTGATGTTTTATTTACGATTATTTTCTTAATAAAGAGATTGATTGCGCCGATCTGCGCTTCCGGACTTAGTGACTGCAACTGATCTAAAACTTTGTATATTTCACGCTTGTAGGCTTCCGCATTGAATTTGCGTGGCAAGTCTTTTTTGGCCTGAACGGTGGAGAGCTGAGAAGTGAGTAGTTCTTGTTCTTTGTTCAGTTTCTCTATCTGGACTGCGAACTGTTCTTGAGGGACATTTCCACTGTAGTATAAATCCCACGTTTGCTGAATTTGCCGTTTGACTTTTGACAGTTTGGATTTAAGTTCCTTTTCCAACTTATCATCTGGAGCGTTCTTGCTGTTCTTGATCTTCTGTTCGATTACTTCAACGAGATTATCCACAGCTTCTTGTGTAAATGCATTTCGGATTTCATTGATAATGACTTGTTCCAGATATTCTGCGTTGATTGCTTTACTTGGACAGCCACGTCCAGATTTCTTGTTCACGCACATATATTGATAGTGGTGCTTTCCGCTGCCACCACGGGTATATCCTGCTCCGGTGTATGCCGATCCACATTCACCGCACACGATCTTTCCAGTAAGGATATACGTTCTGGTTTTGTTGGGACGTGCTCTATGCTTGTGTTGTTTCAGAATCTCCTGTGCTTTCTTCCATACATCGTCTGATATAATTCTCGGTATTGCTCCCTGAATCCTAATAATCTCTGAATCGGGTTTGTATACACGGTTCCCTTGTTTCTTAGAAGCACGTTTGTTGTACACATAGGTTCCGATGTATTTTTCGTTACAAAGAATATCATGGATACTGTTCTTCCTGAACCCGTATCCTCTTTTTGTTTTATATCCTTCTTCGTTCAGCTCTGAACAGATTTTAGAGAATCCGTAATATCCGATATACATATCAAAGATTTTCCGAACAGCAAGTGCTTCCGTAGGGTTTATGACATAGTGCCCGTCTTTGTCAACGTCATATCCCAGAGGGGGAGTACCACCGTTGTGCTTGGCGACAAGAGCGTTTTCTTTTAACCCTTTCTTGACTTCTCTGGCAAGGTTCTTGGAATAGTATTCTGACATACCTTCCAACACGGATTCCAGAATGATGCTTTCCGGACTATCGTCAAGTTGTTCTAAAACGGAGATTACTCTCACACCGCACTGTTTCAGGGCACGTTTGTAGAAGGCAGAATCATACCTGTTACGGGAGAACCTGTCCAGTTTGTGCACAATACAATAATCCACATCAAGCGTTTTACAGTCTTGGATCATCTGCAAGAACTGATCTCTCTGATCTGTTGTTGCGGAACGGGCTTCATCTGTATATGTTGCCTTGATAAGGATTTCGTTCTTCTTACAGTATTCGTTGATTGCCCTGAGTTGTGCGTCAATGGATTCCTGACGCTGATTATCAGAGCTGAACCGTGCGTATACAACTGCTGTTTTCATATGCTTTCCTCCGTTTTAGTAGTCAAGAAATCCTTGACAACTGTTTTGGGTAAAAATCAATCCACTTAAACTTGAACATCAAATTAAGTGGATTGATTTCAACCGCCGAGGAATCCTCGGCGGTTGAACTTGGCTTACTTGCCTATCAGGGTATATACGAATATGTTACAGGTATGATTTGCTTTTCCGATTATTCTCAGTATTTCATCAAGTGTAGAACCCGATGTGTTAATGTCATCCACCACTAACACATTGTTTCCTTCAAGTTTTGCGTATCTTTCCATGTCCTCTTCTGACATAGTTAGGTAGTTAGTGATGTATTTCCGGTACTTTGATTTTTTAACTCTTTCGGCAAGGGAGAAGTATCCTTCTTCATGAATGGACGGGATTATCACACTATTAACATAGTCCATAATTTGATTGAACCTGTTGCTATCTTGTCCTATATCAGTCTGGAGAGTTTCTACATCAAACTCAATGTCTTGCGGGAGCGATTTAACAAACTCAAAGCTCATTTTGCCCATATCTCTCGAAGTGAATCTGGTTATTGTTTGGACCATTTTGGTTACCAGATTGCTCCTTCCTGACAATGGATAAACAAAACAGTCGATGTCATAGAGATTGATCTGCTTATCAAGTTCGCTAAGTGGTGATATGATTAACTTTTCTAACTCCTTTTCTGTTATCTTCTTGTCGCTTAACCCCTTTATATATTTTATAAACTTTCCCCTATCTGCCGAAGATGCATCTTCGTTGAATTTATATCCAAACCAATAAACCTTATCGCCGTGTTCTGAACTATATAACTGCGGTGACTGAATGTTGATAATGTCTTCTGGGTGATTCATAGTGTAGTCGAATACATAATTTCCATCATCCGTTGGTCTAATCCCTTCATTGTAATTTTTAATTTCTATCATTTTATCCACTCCTATTTAATAATGTTTAGATCGTGCGCCGTGGTGTCGATAAGTTGAAAATGTGGATAGACCTTTTTGCCACAGTCGGAAGATTGGTTTAGTCTTCTTTTTCCTTGTATTCCTCTACGGTGAACTCGTGCCCGCACTTCTTACATTTATAAGTGTTATGGTATGTGTATTTCGTGCCGGGGACATAGACTGTCTTTTTGATAACCTTATCTGGTTTCCTCATGCCCTTAGAATAACTGTCATAATCGTATACGGTATCTTCAACTTCTTTTTTGATACTGATGGCAGTCTGATCCACCAGTTCACTTTCAATCAGTTCTCTACTTCTGGACTTGCACTGTGGGCATTTTGCTCTTGATAGGAAAGAGGCAAGGATGATTAAGCCGATAACAACGGGAACAATGATAAAAAGCCACCACATAATATTACATCTCCTTTATTCAAAATAAGAATCGTCACATACTCCCAGGACTTTGCCCTGGCAGATGATGTCTTCCGTTAGAGGGATAGGATCATAGTCTTTGTTGTGCGGTACGAGGTTATGACCATCGAACTCCTTGACAAAGACTGACCCAGAAATTACGAATACTCCGATCTCTCCCTTTTCTATCGTCTGCTGAGATTTGAAGAACAGGCGATCCCCATCGTGGAAGGTTGGTTCCATTGAAGTCCCGTGTACTCTGATGATGGAGTTTGCGCCTCTTGGAGGTTTCTTAATAAGCCTTAGTTCTTCCGTACAGGAATCGTCGTTCCACTCACCATTTCCTGCTGATGCAGATTGTAGATATTCTATCATTGGATAGACAACCTTCTCTGGTGCTTCAGAATACTTAAATTCGTTTTCCAATAGAACATCTATATTGCTTTTACCGTGTTCGTTTAGAGCACGGTATTTTTTTATGTGTAACTGTTCCCTTGATGTAAGCATGAGAGGTGACATATCGGGATTAACCTCCGTTCCTCCCAACAGCCACTCTCCAGAGACATTCAACGCTTTTATGATCTCCCATATTTTCATCACGTCTGGTTCTCGTGCATCCTTTTCATATCCGGTTATCGTAGATTTGGCAGTACCGATTTTATTGGCAAGTTCTTGTTGCGTTAGACCAGCATTTTTTCTCGCTTCTCTCAATCTGCTTCCGAAACTCATTGTTATCACCTCACTTCATTTCAATTATATTATTCGGTTACAAAGTTGTCAATAAAAAGTTTGCATTTTGCGAATTTATTCTAACGAAAACCCTTGACAAGTTCACATATCGGGAATATAATTAAGAAAATAGTTCTCAATACGAGAACATAGGGGGTGATTAAGTTGTTTCGCAACTTAGAAGCAGAACAAAAACGAGCTGGTTACACCAACTCTGATGTAGCAAGCTTACTGGGAATCACAAGAGAAACGTATGAATCCAAAAAGAAAACAGGGAAGTTCAATCGTTCAGAAATAGTAACTCTTCTGGAGATGTTCAAATGTACGTTTGAATATCTGTTTGATCCCAGTGAAGCAAAAGGCTGACTGATTAAATCTCCAGCCGTTGGATATGCACGCAGAAATATCGTTTACCAGAGTACGAGAAAAACTGGAACCAGAGTGTATTCGTAAGTTCCAAAAAAATTACCTTGTTTAACCATGCTAACTCTGCGTGTGTATTCAACGGTTGGAGAGAAGGAAAGCAAATGATAAAACATTTGATAAATCGTTATCATGACTTCTGCAAGCGTGAATTTCCTTATTCTACCTGTAGTATTTGTGGAAAAGCATTGCCGAGATCAGGGGATCGTTTCTATCTTGAGGATGCTCCTGTCTGCAAAAAATGTTTCACTGCAAAAACCACAAAGGAGGTTTTAAAATGAATCTTCCTATTATCACAAACGAAACAGAAGAACTTGACATGGATGAACTGATCTGGTTTTTGAGTTGGTTTGTCGATCCAGAACAGTTTATCGAATAACAAAACAGAATATCCAGTCGTTCCTGAAGGGTAGCAGAAGATTACATGGATTGGTAAGTGGTACCAATTTTTTGCTGTACCAGCAAAAGGTTTGGTTTTTGAAATTTGATGCTCGTCTGTTTGGGGTTGGATTTTGCCGTTTGAATTGTTTGCTAAACCGTTCGTTGCTTGCTGATAAAGATCGTAGTTTATATCAGTGTGACGATCGTATTTTAATACTGCTACCTTTCATGAACGGCTGGAGGAAAGGACACACTTAAACATCAAGGGGGTAGAGAATTGAAAAAGGCGTTGCTGATTGCAGTAGCGATTCTCGTATGGATCGCACTTTCATGGAAAGACCCATCAAGCATATTCGCACCTTACGACTAAGGAGGGAAAGTAAATGCGAGAAAAATTAAAAGAGGCCCGCAAAAAGGCGGGCATGACACAGCAGCAGATGGCTGACAGATTGGAGATTAGTCTTCGATATTACCAGAATATCGAAGCAGGGGATAGAACCGGAGACTTTGCGCTGTGGGATATGTTAGAAGACATAACCGGTGTTCACCAGAGAATTCTTAGAAAAGAAGACTTTTAAAACTGTTCTGGATCAACACCGATTGATTTCAAGTACTCGTCTCTTCCTAACAAATAATCAGCAGACACATCAAGGATGTTGCAGATTTGGATAAGCAGATCGAAAGAAGGCCTGCGAGTTCCTCCTTCATAACATTGATAAGATCGTAAAGCAATATCCAGCATTTCTGCGAACTTTGCCTGCGTAATATTTCTCTTCATACGCATTTCTCTTAGTCTGGTACCAAACATTTTTAATCCTCCTTAATATGTACAAAACGCACATAAAAATAAGAGAAAGTATGTGCATCTTGTTCGCAAAAAAATCCTTGACTATGTGCATATTGTACGCTATAATAAAGGCATAGACAACGTGCGAAACGCACGTAATAAAAAGGAGAGAACAAAATGTATTACATCAAAGACAATGGCGGGAACACAAGATTCACAACACCGGCAAGCGATCAGGCAAATGGATATTACTGGTTTTTGAGAAAGAACGAAGGATATGCAGAGGTCTGGTACAACGGAGAGTGTGTTTTAAAGACCAGATAAAACAAGGAGGAAACGTCATGATCAGAGAAGAAAAGAAAGCATGGGTAGAGAAGATCAACGGCGCATATGGTGCTGACCAATTCAATCAGATTGAAAGAGACCTGACCGACCAGGCAAACTACATTCGCGGAATAATCAACACTGCATGGATTAAATATTTAGGCAATCGGTATGGTGTTGACAGTTTCAATTCCACGAAGCCGATGTGTCAGGGCGAGGAGGTAACAGCATGAACATGATCGTAGGAGCAGTCCTGATAGGAACTTCGGTGGCACTCTACCTGAAGCAGAGACCGTCTATCCGGTCTCTTACAGCAAAGACATACGGCGCAGCCTGTGGGTTCGGTGTGTTCTCCACAGCGTTCCCGATGAACAACTGGATCATGGTTCTGGTTGGTGTGATTCTTCAACTTATCGCAATCGGTTGTTGCATCGTGGCGGCACACGATTACAGGGTTTCTAAGGCTATGAGAAACCACAAGATCGAGTGTAAAGAACTCAACGCAGAGATGCGTCTGGACTACGAAATCGACAAGCAGATGTGCAATGCCTTTTACGCAAAAGGCGTTCTGGACGAAAGGAGAAAGTTCAATGGCTAAAGAATACATCATCGTCGGTGATACGAAAAATCACGAGGGGTGCTTAGTAGCTACTTGTTTTGGTGGCAGAGAAGCCGCTGAAAAAATTCTCGAACAGATGTTGAACAATCCGACACATAACGACATTAGGGCGATGGAAGGACACACAAACTTCCGTGTTAAGGAAGTAGAAAAGAGAGAGTGCTGGTGGCTTGATCCGAAGCTGGTCAGATAGGAGGAAATAAAAATGATCTTTAAGAAACTTCAGAACGAGACAGGAAAGGTTGCGGAGATGCAATGCTCCGTAGATGAGCTGAAAGAACTCATGCAGGATAACCAGATCGACAAGCTATTCAAGGCAGTAGAACTCACTGCCGATGAACAGAAAGTGGTAGACAAGGCGATTCAGCAGAAGATTCTGCTGGAGAAGGGACTTGCGGAAGCAAAAAAACACTATGGCGATAACGCAACGAAATCCGATGTCTTGCCATATGGAAGGACGTATCTGGTATGAGGGTGCAGAACTACACAGGATGGCGAGTGCTGCACTATAAGGATCACGTCATTAAAGACTATCAACTTCTCTACATACCGAAACCGGAACGAGATGCAATCTTTCAGGAAACCGTCTACGGGACATGGCGAGATCACGACGGTGCCTTGCACTTAGACCTATATGAAAAATGCCCGAAGGAGCTGGCACTCCAACGGGCGATTAAGTAAATGAGGAATTTACTTACCACCATCTTACACGATGAAAAGGAGCGTGTCAAGAATGACTAAGAATGACTACAGGAAAGTCGCTGCCTATGCACGGAGAAAGGCAAAGGACAGGAACTATACAAAGGAACAGAAACAACTCTGTCAGGAGATCGCAGAAAGGATGGAGAAGAAAGCACATGAGACTGCATGAATACAATCAGGAGATCGAGAAGGCTTTATCTTCTCTAACCATTAACGAGGAAACCGGAGAAGTCACAGGATATGATGCCGTAGAAAAGGTAGAGACAGACTTCGATGACAAGTTGGAATCAATGGTCTGTTTCTACAAGGACTTACTGGCTGAGATAGATGCTTTTAAAGCAGAGGAAAAGAATCTCAAAGCAAGAAGGGAATCCCTTGAGAAAAGAGCAGTAAGCCTGAAAACCTACATAGCAGCTTGCATGGTGGATGCCGAGAAGGAAAAGTTCTCGTCTCCGAAATGCAAAGTATCTTTCAGAGCTTCACAGGAAACGATCATTGATGACATTGATCTTATCCCAGAAGCGTATCAGAAAACCAAAACAACAATCTCTGCTGACAAGACGATGATTTCTAAGGCGATTGCGGAGGGGTTAGAAATCCCAGGCGCACACGTCGTAAACAAACAGAACATTCAGATTAAGTGAGGGGGCAACAAAGATGATGGAGATCAGAAACCTAAGAGCAGACGAAGTAGAAGTCAGGGTATCAACCATCAACGAGAATGGTTGCTCCCTTCTGTTGTATAAAGATGCCCGATGCGATATGAACATTCTGGATGAAACCTTTGGAGTGATGAACTGGCAGAGAAAGCATGAACTCATCAACGGAAACCTTTTCTGCTCCGTTGGCATCCGGAACCCAGAAACCGGAGAATGGATTTGGAAACAGGATGTGGGCGTAGAATCCTACACAGAGAAAGAGAAGGGAGAAGCTTCGGATTCCTTCAAGAGAGCTTGCTTTAACTGGGGTATCGGCAGGGAACTCTATACAGCTCCTTCCATCTGGGTAAACGCCAGTTCTATTGATCTCAGGAAGAATGACAAAGGCAAGTTCCAGACATACAGTAAATTCCGTGTATCGGAGATGACGGTGGAGAACAAACGCATAGTAAGCCTTGAGATTGTCGCTAAGAGCCGTGGGAGGGACTGGGAAACAGTTTACTCCATGCACAACAAAAAGCCTGTACAGCGAAGCACAGAGCAAAACACGGCTACTGAACGAAGCACGGAACTGAATACTGCTGCTGCCCGTATGGACATCATTAGTTCTCTTTACAACATGGATCGGAAGATCGCTCAGTTACAGGGAACTGCCGATGGAGAAATGGTTGAGTATTGCCTTAACCACAAGAAGCTAAACAAACAGGCCGGAGAGTGTACAGCGGAAGAATTAAAGTCTCTCATGCCGATCATGGCACAGCTTTTAGAAAAGGCAGAGCAGGGGAGAAGAAATGGTTGAGTTCACGTTTCAGAAGAAGACATCTATTCAGGATTCCATGAAGATCGTCCGGTATTTAGAATCCATAGAAGACGATGGAATCTACGACATAGAGATCAAAAAACACCGACAGAAACGCAGCCTGAACGCAAATGCTTACTGTTGGGTTCTCTGCGAAAAACTGGCACAGAAGCTTTACATGGACAAAGAAGACATCTACAGAAACGCTGTGAAAGAAGTTGGTGTATTCCGGCAAGTCGAGATCACAGAAGAAGCTGCCGATACTTTGGAGACCGCATGGAGCAGAAACGGTATCGGTTGGTTTTCTGAAAAGGTGGATGAATCAAGAACAGAAGGGTTTCAGCTCATGAACCTGTACTATGGATCATCAACCTACAACACAAAGCAGATGTCCAGACTGATAGACAATCTGGTGCAGGACTGTAAGGCGTGTGGAATCGAAACGCTTACTCCTGATGAACTTATCAAACTGAAAGGAGCGTGGGAGAGTGCGTGAGTGTTGCCCAGAGATTTTTAAAGACATTCCTGAATATGAGGGGTTGTATCAAATAAGCAATCATGGCACGGTTAAATCGCTTTCTTTTAGAAACAATGTATCCAATATCAAAAGAGAAAAGACCCTAAAGCCGTTCAATAATGGGCATGGTTACTTACTGGTCAATTTAAGAAGAAATGGCACAAGAAAAAATTATTATGTTCACAGATTGGTAGCTGATGCATTTTTAAATCGTGATTCAACAAAGACGGTGGTGAACCATAAGGATTACAATACACTTAATAATCATGCGTGTAACCTTGAATGGTGTACTGTAAAAAAAAACGTAAGTTATTCTGCGAATAGGATGCGCCGAGAAAAAAGCAGGTGCAAACCATCGAATACGGGCGAAAAGTACATATCGAGATATAAAAATGGTTTTAGAGTATACATCAGAAAAATTGGTATTTGTAAGCAATTTAAATGCTTAGATTGTGCTGTGGCATTTAGAAATGAGGTGATGCGATGTGAGCGTTAGAAAGTGTTTTTTATGTGAATCAACAAAACTGATAGAACGCCACCATTAGTACATTTTCGGGGGCGCCAATAGAAAGAAATCAGAAAAAGACGGTCTGGTGGTGGACTTGTGCCATTACTGCCACAACGAACCACCATACGGTGTTCACCACAACGCAGAGATGATGGAGTACCTTAAACGCAGAGGTGAACTAATGTGGTTAGACAATAATCCAGACAAGACCATAGAAGACTTTATCCGTGAATACGGAAAGAACTACTTATGACAAATAAACCGTGCAGGATAAAAGATTCTGCGCCGATGACAAATGAACTTGTCAACCAACAGTTTCAATTCAGATCAAAACGCTTTCAAAATCAACTAACAGTTACAAAGGAGAGATCAAGATGTTAAATACCGTAATCTTACAAGGAAGACTGACAGCAAACCCAGAACTCAGAACTACTCCCAGTGGGATTTCAGTCACGGCGTTTTCTATTGCCGTTGACGATTCTTACTCAAAAGATAAGACATACTTTTTTGAGATCGTGGCATGGCGAAACACCGCTGAGTTTATCTGCAAGTATTTCACCAAAGGACAGATGATCCTGATTAGTGGAGAACTCCAGGAGCGAAAGTATCAGGACAGAGACGGAAACAACCGGAAGGCTGTGGAAGTCGTTGCATCACAGGTGAACTTCTGTGGCAAGAAAGAAGAAACAAGACAAGAGACCAGTAGTTATGAAGAAAACGACTATATGGACTTTTTCAACGATCAGGACTTGCCGTTTTAAGCCACAGGAGGGCGCAGAATGAACGAAATTGATATTGTACAAGTAATACCTGTTGGGCACGAAAATGCCGTGACGGGGCGCAGATTGGCACAGATGCTTGGAATCAAGCAACGTGATGTACGAAGACTGATCTCTAAGGCGAGGAAAGATCATGTCATTATCAATCTACAAGACGGAGAAGGGTATTTCCTTCCAGATACAAACGAAACTTGCCATGTCCACAGATGGTTTAATCAGGAATCCTCACGGTTGAGAGAACTTGACGAGAGCCTTCGGGGGGCACGAAAGTTTCTGGACAATGTAGGAGGAATAGAAGATGTACCACAGTGATAGAGGGTATATGTTGCTCCCCAGAGAAACATTTGAGGCTTTGCGTGTCAAGCACCGTTATATGTATACGTCATTGTTTTACATGGACATAATCACGCACTCTCATCTCACCGACACCACGGAACACGGGGTGGAAGTAAAGAGAGGGCAACTGTTAGCGACTGTAACCGAGATGGCAAAAACCTTTGGCTATCCCAGGAGAGCGGTAAGGAAAGCTATCAAACAACTTGTTGCAGAAAGCATAATTGAAAGAACAGTTTTAAAGATAGACGGGCATCTTCATATGTTGATTACTTTAATTAACTTTGACATATATGATCCGGAAACTAATAAAGGGGTTTAAGGAAATGCCAAATGGATTCATAAAACTGAGAAGCGATTTAGTAACAGACTGGGAGTGGTGGGATGACCACAACACAACACGCTTGTACATCTACTGTGTCTCTATGGCTTCGTGGTCAGATAAAAAATGGAAAGGGAAAGAGATTAAAAGGGGCGAATTTGTAACAGGCATACCCACACTCTGCACCGGAACTGGTCTTACAGAACAACAGGTTAGGACAGCATTAAAACACTTAATATCAACAGGGTACATAACAAGCACGGCACACTCAAAATACCGCATAATTACGGTAAATAATTACGATTGCGATGACGAAGATAACAGTCAAACTAACAGGCAAGCAACAGGCAAGCAACAGACAGGTAACAGACAGGTAACAGGCAAGCAACAGGCAAGTAACATCATACTAAGAAAGAAAGATAGTAAGAAAGAAGAAAGTAAGAAAGAAGATAATGTATATGCCCATTTCGAGACGTTCTGGTCTGCTTATCCTCGGAAGGTCGCAAGGCAGAAGGCGATGCAAGCGTTTGAAGAACTGAACGTAGACGATGAACTGTTGGGTATCATGCTGAACGCTATCAAGGCACAGAACAGGACATGGGATGATCCGCAGTACATACCGTATCCTGAAAACTGGTTGAGGAATCACAGGTGGGAGGATGAAGTAGAAGAACCAGAGAGAACATACGACATCGAAGCGTTTGATAACATGACGTTCCTGAACGAGCTGAGTGTGTCGTGAACAAATACCGTGCGATAGCAACGGTGGTGGGAGGACATCGGTTCGATTCAAAAAAGGAAGCAGGACGGTATCAAGAGCTGAAGGTTTTAGAAAAGAGGGGGATAATCAAGAATCTGGAATTGCAGAGATCGTTTGAGTTGATCCCTACGCAGAAAGATTCAAACGGTAAGACGGTAGAACAGAAGTGTACCTACAAAGCCGACTTCTGCTATACGCAAGACGGAGAGTTTATCGTGGAAGACGTGAAGTCTCCGGCGACAAGGACATCAACGTATGTGCTAAAGCGAAAGCTGATGCTATGGGTACACGGAATCAGGATCAGGGAGATATAGGGCATATGAGATTCAATGGCTGCACAGATTGTGTGTATTGGAGAAAAGAAAATTCATACGAGGGATCACCTTACATATGCCACTATATGCTGTTCACGGGACAGAAAAGAGGTGTTTATCCTGCTGAACGATGTTACAAGCATGAAGGAACCCCGTACACCAAAAGGAACGGGAGAAGCCACAAAACGATTTGGGGATACGATACGAAAGATTAGGGAGATGAAAAATCTAAGTCAGGAGGATTTGGCTGAGATTCTTCAGTGCGATAGAAAGACGGTTATCAGATACGAATCGGGGGAAACAAACCCCAGGTTCAACGAGTTACGAAAGATGATTAAAACACTGGACATTGATCCGAGAGATTTGTTTTAAGGAGATGAATTGATGAAGAAGACGGTTGGAATCATAACAATCCTGCTGATTGCGATCATGTGTTTCGCACCGATGGTATCGGCAGCACAGGTTGTCACGACATCTGCGGTGACGGTCAGGCAGACACCGAAAGGAAAGACTGTTGTAAAGCTGAAAAAAGGAACGAAGATCACAGCATCGTCAAGTAAGTCTGGTTGGACGAAGATCAAGACAAGTTCCGGAAAGACTGGATATGTCAAGTCTAAGTACATCAAGGCGATGGGAACGAAGAAAAAGGCAAAGATCACCTATTACTGTGCGTGCCCAAATTGTAACGGATCGTGGGCATCGTGGAGAGGTGCGTGGTCAACCACAACGTCCACAGGGAAACGGCTGTACAACAAATCCTCCTACAAGTGGAAATACTGTGCTGCCACACCTTCTGTAGGAAAGTTAGGGCAGACAATCACGGTATATCTTGACGGAGCATGGAGACGGTTAAAGATCGTCGATAGGATGGGAAGCTCATACGGGAATAGAATCGACGTGTTCTGGCCTTCCCATGCAGGATGCTATAACCGTGGTGTGCATTGGAACAAAACAGTATATGTGAAATAGGAGAATAGAATGAGATTTGAGATCAAACCACCGAGAGAAGATGCAGGAGAGTTCTGCGAGATATGTTCTCGTCTGAAAAACCGAGGAATTTATGTTGAGGTATCTCAGGAGGGGATCGTAGTAAGCGGAAGCAGCTTGATAGGGATGCTGATGCTTGATCCCGAAAAGAAAACAGAGTTCATGACACGTCAACTGATTCCGGAAGATGACATGAAACTGTTAGAGAAGTGGAAGGCTTAAGAAAGAAGAATTGATGTGATAACTAAAGAATGTATATCTGAACAGAAGTTAAAGGGTGCATATTACACACCGTTGCAACTTGCAAATGCGATGGTAAATCTCTGTACCTCCGAAAATATCCACACTGTCCTTGAGCCGAGCTGTGGTGACGGAGTATTTCTTGACAGCCTTAGGCAGCTAAACCTCATTGAGCAAATTGAAACTATTGATGCAGTAGAAATCGAGCTGGATGAAGCTGAAAAAATTCAGCGTAATTATCGCACCTATCAAAACGTCCATGTCTTGAACGAGGATTTCTTTGAGTTCTATTCTCGTATGGTCGATTCCAAAACTCAGTATGATCTAATTTTAGGGAATCCTCCATACATTCGCTATCAATACCTCACAGAAACTCAAAGAGAACTTCAATCCAATATCCTTACGTCACATGGAATGAAAGCGAATAAGCTCATCAATGCATGGGTAGCTTTCTTAGTAGCCTGTGTTCAGTTGCTGTCTGAAAACGGGAGAATAGCATTTGTTATTCCGGCTGAAATCTTGCAGGTAGCTTACGCAGAGGACTTACGGCTTTTCCTTTCTGAGCATCTTGCGAAAATTACATTGATTACGTTTGAACAGCTCGTTTTTCCTGACATTGAACAGGAAGTCGTGGTTTTCATCGGAGAAAAAGGCTCTGTAGAAAAAGGCATCCGTATAATTGAGATGAGTGACCTTTCCGGGTTTGAAAAGCTTGATCTCCAGCAGAACGGATTTCAAAAGATGCAGCATGTAAAAGAAAAATGGACAAGGTATTTCACAACTGCAAAAGAGATGGAACTGATCCAGAACATCCGCGCAGATAAAAGGTTTGCGAGGTTTGCCGATTATGGGCTCATCAATGTAGGTATCACTACCGGAAACAACGGATACTTTTCAATTTCAGAAGAAGTGTGCGATGAATATGGCTTAGATAATGTTACGCTTCCGCTGATCGGTAGGAGTTCTCATGCTCACGGAATATTCTTCACAGACGAAGATTGGACAAAGAACAAGGCATCCGGAAAAAGAGCTCGGCTTGTGAAATTTCCTGATATTCCAATAGAGGACTATCCGGAGCAACATAAAGCGTACATAGCATTGGGCGAAGCCAGTGGCGAAAATGAAGGGTACAAATGCTCAATAAGAGATCGCTGGTATATTGTTCCTTCTGTGTGGGTTCCGGACGCCTTCTTCCTTCGCAGGAATAATCTTTACCCAAAGTTTGTCCTGAATCGCTGCAATGCTGTGTCTACCGATACCATGCATCGGATGAGGTTCAATCCTGATGTAAAGCCGGAAAATATCCTACTTGCATACTATAACAGCATTTCTTTTGCATTTACAGAAATCTGTGGGCGCAGTTATGGTGGCGGTGTTCTGGAGATATTGCCAGGAGAAATGGGAAATATTATGTTGCCCAAAATACAGGATTTACCTCCCGAAAAGGAAAACGACATTATCAATCGGATAGATAACATCGTTCGAAATAATCAAAATATTGAACTTGCACTTGATATTGGAGATCAAACAATTATTGAATTGCTTGGTGTCGATTCTGATTGGTGTCAGAAGTGCAGGAAAATATGGAAGAAATTACAACACAGAAGATTAAAGAGAGCCTGACGTGAAATCTTAAGGAGGATGACCAGTGGCAAGATATACAGCCTACATAGTTGAGAACAGGATGATTAAACAGATCGGAGAGGCAAGCACGTTTGAACGGTTTATTGATATGTTCGTGCCGTACTTCGATCAGGACGTGAGATTCAGAGCAGCGGATGCCTTGTGCGTTCGTGAAGTCAGGAAAGAAGAAATCATGGACATTTGGAACTCACTGAAAGACCGAAAGCAAGAAGTTCCTGCCGGAGAAAGATTCACTATGATCTGTGAGAAAATCAAGAAACAGACTGGATACAAACCAAAAGAAAAACCAAACTGGATCAAAATGTAAAGGATATTAGGAGGATAAAAATTATGGACATGACAATGACAAGAGAACAAATCACACCAGAAAAAGCGAAACTGTATCTTAACGCTAACAAAGGCAACCGCAAAATAAGCAAGGGGAAAGTTAAGTCTCTTGCACAAGATATTCTTGCAGGAAATTGGAAAGAAAAGACAGGAGATGCAATCACTTTTGACGAAGACGGAATCCTTCGCAACGGACAGCACAGACTGTCGGCTATTGTAGAAGCTGATAAACCCATTGAAACATGGGTGTGTAGAAATGCGGCGAGAGATGGAGTATACGATATGGTCAGGCCACGAAACGCCAGAGATCAGATGTTTATCCTGCGCCCAGATTTTGATGGGATATACAGAACGCCGAGATATATTGCAGTGGCACGGGCGATCATTGGAAACGCAACAGGCGGGATAGGCAGAGCAGTTACACCGATGGAAATCATTGATTTCACGGAAAAACACAAGAAGGATTTGGACGTTTACTTTACACGAATTCCACAAACCAATGTCCAGAAGATCAACCTTTCTGTTGTGCATCTATCACTGTTCATGGCATACATGGCAGGAGAGGACATCAACAAGATTCTGGAATTCTACGATATTCTCGTTACGGGAATGAGCACGAAAGAAGAAGAGTTCCCGGCGATCGCTTATAGAAACTATCTCAAGGATTCTAAGAAGGTTCCAATCACCAACGAAGAGATCAGAAGATGCCAGTATGCCCTGAAAAACTACCTGAAAAAAACTTGTATAAAGAAATCAATCTCTCCCAAAAAACTAATCTGGCCTTTCCCATATACGGAGGAAACAGAATGAGTTATGATCTGCGTGTGGGCGTTAAGGTTGCAGGATACGATGATCTCTATGCTGTGATCTCCGAACCGGAATACAGTTCGCCCACCTACAACATCGGAGAAATGCTGAGAGTGTGTACGGGATGGGATTTTAACCAGAGTGAATGGTACAAGGTGTCGGATGTTTTGCCGATGATCGAACACGGCATACACGAACTGAGATTCAATGAAAAAGAATATTTTAAGTACAATGATCCGGACGGATGGGGCACAACGGAATCCGCACTAAAGGCGTTGGAAAGTTTATTGATATGCATACAACACGAGGTGTCTGGAGACTGGACGTGGAATGAAATCCCACTTGATGCGCTGTATGTATGTTGGTGATAAGGAGGAAAAGGAATGAAAAATAACTTTAAACGGGTTTTTGAACTAATGACAGAGGACATAAATGATATAGATTTTCTGATAATGATTTTTCAGTCATCTATTGCTGCTGAGATCACCATTCAGCGAACGAGAAAAGGAATGACACAAGAAGATTTGGCAAAAAAACTTAATGTAACACCTCCCGTTGTTAGCAGATGGGAGAGCGGTACGAGAGATTTAAGACTGAGCACCATAGTTAGAATCGCAGATGCACTTGATATGGAAATCCGGTCGCCATTTGTGACCGACAGAAGTGTCGGTGACAAAAATGACAGTGACATTGATGTCCTTAACAAAAAGGAGTGATTGTATGCAAGTGATTCTTACCATTCCGGAAGAACTTGAGGAAGACTGGAAAGCAGATAGATTCACAAACGCACTGTGGGCACTTGCGGCAGATGCACACGAGGCAAGATATTCCACATATCCACCAGATTCGTGGTCTACAGAGGAAGACGAAAGATATACTTATCTGTTATCTGACATGATACACGGTGCGGTTAGCTTACCGGAATTGACACACGAGGATTTTATGAAGATAGCAAAAAAGATGAATGAAAAGGCTGAGAAGCAACAGATAATGGTTAAGGTGGCAGAATCATTAGAGGGTTTTTGGAACACTTGTTTTGCATGGCAGGTAGCGAAAGGACAGAGAGAAAATGGACGAGAAAACGAACATTTACATGAAGGCTGAAGAGGCCAGTCTTCTGGGATTGGGGAACCCGAAAGAGGAAAAGGTAATAATCGAGATCACACGGTCTCAAGCGGAAGACCTTGCTTTTATGTACGAGATTGAGTTTTTGGATGTGATCCGGAACGACGAAGGCATCGACAATCTTCGCTGGGTGCATGAGCATTTAAAGCTGTATGACAAGCTCTTGAAAGCATCTGGAAAGGAAGGGCTGGGTGGTTATGATGACTGATCTTATCAGAAAGAGCGACATTTACAAGGAGCTTGCGTTTTGGGACTGGCAGGACTTGTATCTTCCTGCCTATTTCAAAGAGCTTGTGGATGATATTCCTACCGTACAGGGTGGATATACAGAGCAGGATGTGAGAGACGCCTTCACGGATGGATTTTCTCGTGGGATTCAAAGAGGGTACGAGGATGCCGTCCACAACTATAAAGACTTGGTTCTAAAACTTTGCAAGGAGGAAAAGACAGATGCGTGAGTTGGATAAAGCGTTTCATTTGGTGGCATCAGCAACAGAGAATATTCACTGGCACGACTTTCGAGGGGTTGGTCTGGACGAGCCGTATTATGATTATTATTATGCGGAAAGTGAATTGTACTGCATCCGTGACCGTGTGTATCTGCGACTTTGGTTCTGTCAGGCACGAAGTCCGAAAGAGGCTTGGCAGAAGTATGAGGACGAATGTAGAAGTTTAACAACAGTGTGGGGTGAATGAAATGAACGACGATTTAATCAGCCGGAAGGCGGTGATAGATGATGAGAATAGTACCTATAACATTTAGGTATGCCCAACAGTTTGTGAAAGACTATCACAGGCACAACCCGAACGTGGTTGGATGTAAGTTTTCGATAGGCTGTCAAAGTGATGATGGAATCGTTGGCGTTGCTATTTGTGGCAGACCTGTTAGCAGGCATCTTGATGATGGGAAAACCCTTGAAATAAATCGTGTATGCACGGACGGAACGAGAAACGCCTGCTCGATGCTTTATAGTGCTTGTTGTCGGATTGCCAAAGAAATGGGATACCAAAAGATAATTACATACACTTTGCAATCTGAAGATGGTGCAAGCGTTAAGGCAAGTAACTTTACCTGTGATGGTGAAGCTGGTGGGACACACTGGACAGGCAAGAGGAACAGAGGTCAAAGCATACCACATGAAATGAAAGTGAGGTGGCACAGGGATTTATGAATGATTTAATCAGCCGAAAGGCGGCGATAGATAGAGCAGTTCCGCTTGAATTGTTTGGAAGAAAAGTGATGATTGTGGCGGTGAGCGAATTAGAGATGTTATCTTCCGCACAGCAGGAGCAGGAATGGAGCGGACTATATAGCGAGCCGGAGGATGACAATTCAGTCTACGGAGAAAAGTTGATGAAGGGCGACACGATATACCTGCTTGGCGTTAAAGGAACTGTTTGTTATGGACATGGAGCGTGGGGCTGGGGTTCGAATCATTATGTCCCGTGGGAACAACTTGAGAGTAATATCCCACATAAAAACAGTCCATGCTTTTGTTACTGTGATAACTTTGTGAGTTTTTGGGAACTCAAGTGGAATTTTGACGATGGCTATGATTGGGACGGTGTTCCGTTTATAAGGCATATAATGTAGGATGTTTGGTAGAGGGACGATTTTGGCTGATAATCGAAATCCACACTGCTGACCAGATTGTGGACAGGATATCGACTGGATGGAGGCGATGGAGAATGAGACTAATTGATGCTGATGACTTTAGAAGTTGGCTCTTAAAGCAGAAAAGATTGTCGAAGAATTATACGGTAGCGGCTTTAGACGAAATGCCAACAATCGAGCCAGACCCGAAGAAGGGGGAGTGGATAAAACAAAATCCGACGGTAGATACAGAGGAATGTTCCGAATGTGGATATAACATTATTGATGAAGAGTTTGAGACGCTATTTTGTCCGTGGTGCGGTGCAGAGATGAGAGGTGAACAGAATGAGTAGGTGGTTAACCAAAAACAACCCGTTATATTCTCCGTTTGATGGGTCGTCGGAACACATTAAAGTATGCCCTTATTGCGGATTTGAATATGCGAAAAAACAAGAGTATGCGTTCTGTCCGGAATGTGGTGAATATATGTATCTCGATACTCCTTTTACCAACGCTGAACGCATTCGGGATATGACTAATGATCAACTGGTGAGACTTTTTACGAAGGATTATAATGGAAAAATGTTTTTTACTTGTCCAGTGGCTTATGTCGAAAATCACGACTGTGGTGGCACGACGAACTGTCCAGAGTGTTTTCTCAGATGGTTGAAACAGGAGGTAAAGCATGAGTGAATGGATTAAGGAACGAATAGGGAGAGGGACGAATGGCAGAACGGGATAACAAGCTGCGAAAGAATATTGAAGATTTATTGCAAATGTTTAGTAGGGTAGAATATCTGGAAAAGAAAGCACAGGAGCAACTTGAACGAATAGATTTTCTGGAAATAGAGAATCGCAAACTGAAGTATGAATATGAAGATAGTTTGTTGGAAAGGGACAATCCGCTTCCGTATAAGTGGTCAACACAAAGAGGTTTTTTTCAAATGTTCTGCCCGAAATGTGAAATGTCAGTGTCAAATTGGTTTAGATACTGTCCATCATGTGGACAGAAAATCAAGAGTGGAAATCCTCTTCCAGAAATGGAGATAGAAAATGACTGAATGGATTATTAAGCACGATTGTCATGCAAACCATTACGGGTATGACCCTAAAGATGCGGTGCTCGACTGGCTGAAACAGGAGGTCACTAATGAGAAAAACCAAACATAGAAAAGTTAAACCGGAACCTCCGTGGTATTTGTGGTGGGGCGGTGAGGATTATTGTTGGCATTGCAAAAACCACAACGGTTGTGGAAGTTGCAAGGGCGCAAAGGAAATTATGAAAAGTCTTCCGCACAAGAAACAAAAGGGAAGACACATGAACTGCAAAGGCAAATTTGACAGGTGGGGAGATATGTATGATGAGTGACGCTATGAAAATATGCCCAAAGTGTAGAAGCGTTGCGTCGTACAACTCGTATTTTGGCGCTTATCTGTGTGATAAGTGTGGTTGGCGAGAAAATACGACAGATAAAATTGATTTGATTTCAAGACAAGCCGCCGTCGATGAGGCTAAACGCTTGATGCGTCCGGATGATGACGGTACGTCAATAAACGATACTGTACGCAATATGATACGTATTTTACAAGCCTTACCGTCAACACAGCGACATACAAATAGAGATTTGATAGAGCGTGAAGCTGTGCGTGATGTAATTTACAGCAACCAAGAACCCTTAAATGAGTATCAGCTTAACAAGATTCCTGCTGTAGAAGCTAACGCAGATCTCGTGAGGTGCAAAGATTGTAAATACTGGCAACCACAAGAGGAATGGGTCACCGAGGTTCCAATATGCACCAGAACGGAGCGTGATCATGACTACTTGATGCTCATAGATGGTGATGGTTTTTGTAGTTATGCAGAGAGGAGAACTGATGACTGATCCGCTACAGTTTTGACCACTATGAATTCTGTCCGAATTGTGGCAAGCCTATGAAGGAGTGATAGAGAATGCTTGCAATAGCTTATTTAAACGAAGACAACAAGGGGTTTACCAAATCAAACGACCCGTGGATCGTGGAATGTGAGGGGATGACATTTTTTGACATTGAAGTTGAAGTGGAATATCTTAAAGACTATGGGTGCAAAGAAATCGCTGTGTTTCAATTAGACGGGCACCGTGAGTTGATCACATGGGATTATGTGCTTGCCCATATGGTGATAAGTTAAACTGGCCGAAATCGACCAGTTTAGGAGGTGGAGTGAATGACTTTCCTTGAGAAACTTATAAAGGATCATCCTAAACAACAATTAGTTGTAGCAAGAGACAACGGTAGTTATATGTGGGCTGCCGGGTGTCCGTGCGATTATGGTTATGAAAATATATTACCGTGCAGAGAGATAGATACACGATATAAAGTTATGACATATGAAGATTGCAGAAGTTGTTGGAACAGAGAGATGAAATCCGAAGAACAGGAGGGGAAAATGACAGGACGTGTAGGAATAACGAGAAATGGCATATCAATCTTCGTTGAGCATATGCCGGGGCGAAAGAAACCTTGTCTTACGGTGCAGAAGGGGAACTGCATATATAAAGTGGCATCTTTTAACTCAGAAGAAACCGCAGACTGGTTTTTGGAGATAGTGGACGAAATGATTGTTAACCAGAAAGGAGAATGAAATGTTTATAGCAGGACTTGTGGTAGGAGCTGTTGCGCTCATAGCTGTTGCGACATTCATCGGCGCAACAATCTCAGCAAAAAGAAGTGGTGATTCTTTAGTTCCTCCGTTGGTTGTCGGAGGAATAATAACTGCATTGATGACAGGAGTTGCAATCCTGTTGATCGTGTTGAGCTTTACAACGGAAGCGGGGAAACGACAGTGGAAGAGTTGGACAAGCAATACAGACGGGGGGCTGAACCGTGTTGTGACGGTCTATGGAATGAACGGTCAAGAGATCAAGAAGTATTCCGGAAAGTTCGATGTTGACCATGACGAAAACCGAGTTATCTTTGATGACGAAAACGGCATGAGACACATCATTTATTATCCAACAGGGACGGTGACAGTAGATGAAGTTCAGTGATGAAGATAAGATTGAACTGATAAAGGCGATGTATAAAGATGAACTTTTTTTGGGATTAGTTTCGGTATGGCATGACTATGACGGACAGCGTTGGGTTTTTCGATTTACGGATGGTGATATGTGGGCTTTCGATTATGAAAGAAATATTGAACCGTATAGAGTAGACGAGGTTATGGGGATAAAGAACACATTCATAAAAGGAGAGTGAGTGATGGAACAGAAATGGATATACACGAGTGATAAATACCCAAACCCAGGGGAGCGTGTTCTCTTGGCAATCATAAACGGGGAATGGGACACGAGACCAAATGTTCATGTTGGTGTTCGATGGGTACATAGATACAATGTGGATGGGTACGAAGAAGGCGTTGAATACAAAAGGGTTGTGGCATGGATGCCACTTCCAGAATCACCAAAACCGCTGAACTGGGGAGAGAATAAACATGAAGGTTGAATTGGTATGTATGACAGAAAAACCTGTTGAAAAGATCGAGAGAGCTGCAAGCAACTGTTATGATAGCAAACCGTCACCGGACGGAAGAATCATGAAAGCGTGTTATCGTTCTGGACATCATTCTGTGTTTGAGTTTGTCCAGATGCACTTCCACATTGAGGGAGTAAGCAGAGCGTTGATGGCACAGTTCACCAGACACCGAACGGGAAGTTTTGCGGTACGCAGTCAACGGTATGTTGAAGAGGGTGAATTTGAATATGTGACACCGCAGAGCATCAAAGAACAGGAGTTTGTCAGAATCAGGTATGACAATGTACACCGTGAGATACGAGAGGCTTATAAGGCGTTTCGGAAGGCTGGTGTTCCTCCAGAGGATGCGAGATTTATACTTCCGAATTCCTGCACTACGAAGATGGATGTTTCCTTTGACATGAGAAACTTCATGAAATTCTGTAACCTGAGAATGTGTAACAAGGCACAGTGGGAGATCAGAGAGCTTGCGTGTCGCATGAGGGATTTAGTTGTGGAACAAGAACCGATGTTTGCAGAGTTTCTGGTTCCGCAGTGTGATGTACTTGGCTGGTGTCCAGAAGATAAAACATGTGGCAGATATATTTAGGAGGATAAGATATGGAAGACATTATTGAAATCAACGGTGTGAAATATCAAAGGGTCGTGGATCAAGAAGAAACTACACAAAACCCAACCGGGCGGAAGCGGAAGCGAAGATATGATATTTACAATGTTCTCAACAAGAGGTTTGAATCGGAGCCCTGTCAAGAGGAAATGGAATGGACGGATGACTTCCTGTATCGCACGGCGAACTATTTTTCAGATGTGAAACTTGCCGATGCAATGGGGCGGGCAGTCAAACTGTATCTTCGCATGAATCGGTTTGTGGCTGAACATCAAAAAAGAAATTTGTCTTGGGGCATAGAAGGAGATGAGCACTATCATATTCTTTACAGCCACATAGACAACTCTCCATATGTTGTGGCTTCGTTATATGCACAAGCTCCGTTTGAGGTATATTTCGATTCTCGTGAAACGGCAGAAGCGGCAATCGAAGAATTTCGTGATGAGATGACTTGGTATTTCACAGAGTTTAAAAACACAAGGAGATTTTAGGAGGAAACATGAGTATTAGAGAAAAGACACTTGATGATGCAAAAGAGATCGTGTGCAAGGATAGAAACCAACAGTACGGTGAACCGGAAAACAACTTCAAAGCGATTGCGGAATTCTGGAATACATACCTTTATTATCGTGGGATCATTCAAGAGATGATCCAACCGTGGGACGTACCAGTCATGATGGAGCTGTTTAAGAACGCCAGATTGTCAACGGCAAAGAAGCCGTCTTATGATTCGTTTGTAGATATTTGCGGATATGCTGCCTGTGCAGCGGAACTTGTGGAGGGAGACAAAAATGAAAACAATTAAAATCAACACACACGGAAACCCGATGCCGGAAAAGCACGGAGAATGGATCGACCTTGCAACAGTTGAAGACGTCTTTTTAAAACAAGGGGACTTCAAAATCATTTCATTAGGGGTTTCAATGGAACTGCCGGAAGGGTTTTATGCCGAGATCGTTCCGAGAAGTTCCACGTTCAAAAAACATAGAATCCTGATGGTGAACGGAGTTGGGATTATCGACAACGCATATTGTGGAGACAACGACATCTGGGGTTTCCCTGCATATGCAACGGCGAATTCATATATCCCAAAGGGGAGTAGGATTTGTCAGTTCCGTCTGGTAAAGAATCCACCTGAAATCCTGTTTGAACAGGTGGACGAGCTGGGGAATGAAAATCGTGGGGGATTTGGAAGCACGGGGGTTTGAGAAATGAACTACGGATTGTTGGCGGCGAATTTTGCAGAAAGTCTTAAAGAAGAACGTGAGAGACGAGGGCTGAACATTCGACAAGTGGCAGATGCTCTTGGGGTAAGGGAAGAAACGATTCGACGATATGAACAGCACAAAAGGATTCCATCTCTGGAAAAGGTTGGAGAAATTTGTGATCTCTTTGGGAAGACGATTGATGAGTTTCTGGGCACTGAACCACGGAACAAAACAAAGAAAGTGATTCAAAAGGACTGGTTCTCCGGACGCTACAATGCACGGTGCCCGAAATGTAGAGAGATGGTTTACAAAACCTCAGACCCGAACACCACTAACCGATTTTGTCACAGATGCGGACAAGCTCTCCGCTGGGATTAGGATATGCGAATAAATGATCTTGAAAAGAAACTGAAAAAACTTATAGAAGAAGACATCAATGATCCAGATGTCTACAACATGATCTTTGAACTGTCAAAGTATTATCTGAAACAGAATAAAGTGTTGTCTCAGAACATTCCGTTGGAGGAAGTCGCACATCTGATGGCTGAAGATTTATACATGAAGATTCTAAGAGGTGGTGAAATCAGGGCTTGGCTGGGATATATGAACTTTGCGTATAAGCAAGCTGTGGGCACATGGCAGAAAATGTTCGGCAGGGAGTTCATAGATGCACGAGATGACTATGATCTTGAAAACGCAATAGTGAGTATGTCCGTTGCAGGGGGTTATGACGTAACCCCTTTTCAGCATTTATACGATAATTCATACATAGAAGGATTAACGGTACAGATCGACAAGCTGATGGAAGCGTCACGATGCGTAGAAGGCACCGCAGAATTCATGAATGTTCGGTTGTCTCTGATCCTGTCCATGTCTCACGGAATGTTCGTGTCTTATCATCTGGACGATGCTCAAAGGCAGTACACGTCTGCACTATTGAACGTGTTGCAGATCATGATACGGGACGATCTGAAAGACGTGGGAGACGAAAAGATCATGACACATCTGAGTTTACTACAACTGATTTCTCTGGAGGGAATAGATGAACATTAGAAAAGTTTTATCGAAAGACGATACCTACTCAACCATGCTGTTGCTTTTGGCAGCGGTGAAGGATAATCCGAACTACACAACACTAAGCGAACTACCGTATGTTCTGGATAGAGAGAACTTTCTGAATTTCGTAGAATTCTTTGGAGGACAAACCATAACGATTCCAACGAAAAAGGAACTGTTGTCAGCGATCAGGGTTTTACTTCTGTTCCAATACTACAAGGTAGAGAAGATGGATTGGATAGATGCCATCAAAAAAGCAGGGTACGCTGAATCGGAAGGGAATATCGCACGGAACAAACTAATGAACTTTGTCATGTACATAGATAACCATGACTGCAAGATAGGTGGGATTCTCAATGCTATTAAGAAGTGATTCTATCGAGTTGGACGTTGAAACGCTTACAGAAATCTCACAGGAGCTTCAGGAAGAGACGAACAGGATTAACATGATATATGACTTAACGAGAGAAAAGATGTCTGAGGCGCTTTCACAGACGGATTTAGACACAAGGATGAAACAAATCGAGGATTACTTGAAGCAAGACATTTCTCTAAAGGAACTCAACAATATGTTATCGGCATTATCCAGGATGATATGCAAGTCACAGATCAAGACAATTTCATTCCAGAACATGATAGGGGGCATCTAAATGGACGATTACAGCAGAGACATAGGAAAGATATTGGGAATCCCCAAATACATAGTCAAGAACACATTACAACTCTTAGCATTGGCGATGCTTCATGATGTTGCGGAAAAAGCTCTGGAAGGGAAAAACCAGAAAATCATAGTACCATATATATGTGAAATGGAGATCGGAGAAACGATTGACGTTTCGTTAGATAATAAATTCAAGAGAATGTATGAGGAAGCCACAGAGGGGATAAGTCCTCTGGTGTTGGAAGCAGAAAAGAAAATGATCGAGAAGATAAAGGCACGTTACCCGAAGGAGTGATACCGTGGATAATTTAACCGCAATAATGAACGGAGATGCAGAATCCATTAACAGGATCAATAGGGAAACTGATGTGGCAAAAGCACAGATGTCCGCAATGATCTACGAGTATGCGAAACGGGAAATGAAACAGCTCGTAACCCTGATGAATCTTTACGAAGAAGTCACGGCTGCCTATCAAGCAAAGATCACGCAAGAGATTGAAGACGGAGAGATCAGCGTGTTTGAATTGGCAAAGTCAATGGAGATGTTGGCAGGAAACATTGACCGCATCTTGACGATGTACGGTAACCTAAGTGGAGAAAAAGCTCCGGAGGTGGTTTATATAGACCAGTCTATCAATACGCAGAACAATGTGTTCAAGGGGTTTGAAGCAGAATCTCCTGCGTCCAGACAGAAGATCAGAGAAGCGATATTCAAGATCATAAATTCTGACGTGCAGACAGAAAATCAAACCTAAATGGATATATCACTAAGGGGGCATATCATGGCGATCATCAAAACCACAGAACATGATTTGTTATATTTAGACATCTCAGAAGGAAACTATTATGCCTGTGAGGATTCCGAGAATATTTACTATGATTCTGCATCGGATAGAAGCTTGCAGGACGTGGAGATGTTGTTTACAGAAAACGCACGTTTGTATAGCACTATCCCTGTAGAGGGAAAAAGATACTATGTTTGGGAGACCAACGAACTCTGGATATACCGTAACGGGTGGAAAGTCTTAGTAGGAGGATCAAAACCAGCGGACGGATATGTCCCGATGCCAACCGATAACGGGTACAGATTGGAAAACGTGGACGGAGTTTCTGCTGACAGTAACGGAATTCTTGGGGACGGTTCCGTTTGCGTTCGTGATGAAAACAGGATCATCAAAGGTAAAATCTACATTGATAAGGACACAAACAATCTTGTGTTCTCTTCATTCTTAGGTGGCGGCCTTGCCTTCTATCCGAACGGTTCTGCCAACACAAAGGGTGCGTTGCTTATCAACCCGCATATGCAGCTTGTTGGAGTTAAGGTGTACTCTTATGCTGACCATGCATACAAAGAGGTAGACTTAGAGACGTATCTTGCCAACAGGGATTCTTACGATGACAGCACACTCTATCTGGTGTACAAGAAATACGACAGACTGAATGACGGGTATGCGGTCTATAACGGTGAATTCAACACAACAGATGATATGTATGTCCACATAGAGCAGACCGAACAGGATGCTGTGCAAGTGGTGGTGACTAAGACATCTGAAACCGTTGAGATCGACGAACACAACAGCCAGTACATCACCGCATATGATTTTACATACACAGGAATAGCTTTAACGGAAGACCTTGCTAAGACGCTTTCCAGACTATCTGCATATGACGCATTAGGAAACGACATCACAGACGAAGTTGAGATTGTGGGTGGTGAAGTTGAAACAGATGGACAATGGGAACCCGTGACGGAAATTCTGGATGCAATCAATGAAGCCGAGGAAGGACAGTTCAAAATTACGTTTGCCATTCAGAACACGGCGACAAAGAAATGCAAGGTGTTCCATGAAGGGAACCTGACTTCCGAAAGCCTTGACGAGATCGGTGTGTTGGATCAGATACTTGCTAATGCGGTTACGGTAGAATCCAACAGCACGAACATTAAACAGCTCAAATTAGGTAACAGCACCATATATCCTATCGTGACAAGTGCAGGACTAAGAGGATCAATTCAAGAGACTGCCTTAGACATTTCTCAGGACAGCACTATCAACGGAGACTGGAACAGAGCCGTCAACAACGGCGTATATACGAACACAGCTCCGGCGACGAATAGTCCAAACGGAACAGAGACAGGAACGCTTGTAGTTGTATATCGGTATGGAAACACTGCCATTCAGGAAGCAATCTATCCGAACGATACCCAGAACAAAATCAGGAAGGGAACGTATACGGATGAATGGAGTTGGGACTTATGGAAATTTGGGAATTCTGCAACAGAGATAGAGGGACTACGAACAAGGGTTTCGGTTTTAGAACAGACCATTTCAGAACTAACGGATAGAATCGTCTCCCTTGAGGAAACGGCAGCACAACTGGATGAAACGTACCAGAAGAAGATCGGAAGCGGAGAAACACTTCCCACAACAGGCATGGAAGAGGGCGATGTGTTCATTCAGATCAATAGTGGGGGTGCATGATGATACAGAAGATCACGTTAAGCAGAGGACAAGTCCTGACACGGAATGAGATAGCGCAGATATTAAACGGCGCAAGATCGACATTTACATACGCACAGATCACACTTGCCGACAAGAACTATCTGACCATCACTTTCCACCGTGACAACACTATTGAGATAGCAACGTCAAGCAGAGAGTTATCCTTGTGGAATCAGATTAAGTCTCTTAGAGTGAACTACACACAGACAAAGCTGGTGGATTTCCTGTTCCGTTGGATCAATACACAGAATCGGTGATAGCTGTTACGAATCAGGTAAAAAATCGTCATCATAGCTGTTACGAATCAGGTTAAAAATCGTTGTAATTAAGAAACAAATATGGTATAATATAAAGGAAGTAAGATATATGATAATTATTCATGAAGCTGTGGATAAAACACGAGCAGCAGCTTTTTTAAAAGATGTACACTCGCTTTTTGCGTTGGGGAATTATAAAATCGTACAGAGAGATAAAAATGATGAATTTGACGAAGAGTTTGAGTTGACAGATGCTCAGAAAAGGAAGATGCTGCTACAACTCACGGCAGACGATTGTGTAGAAATTGGTTGGAATACGAATCCAGACTATCCAGAAGCTGAAATATATAAGTTTATAAAATCATATCCAATCGAAGAAAAATGGATAGAAGTGTACTTCAAGATGTATAAGAGGGAATTTAATTGGTACGATTTAGTTATTTTTATTTCGTTCCACGAAGCTGGAAAATATTAAGGAGGGCACAATGGAAAAACGTCTGTGCATTAAATGTTGGGAAGAAAGAGACTTTAAACCAGAACCAGTAGAAGTGACGAAGATGCATAAGGGTGTAGAGGTGACATATACGAAGTATTATGCTAATTGCCCGGTGTGTGGAGAAGGTATTTATGATGCGGAAATGCATGATAAAAACATTGAAAATCTTGTGAACGCTTATAAGGCAAAAGTAGAAACCATGAAAAGTCAGAGTGCGGAATAAACCCATAATTATTGTTTGAGTTACAGTCGGAGAAATCCGGCTGTTTTTTTATGTGATTCTTTGAATTATTCCCTAAATGGATATATCAATAAGAACGGAGTAGAAGATAAGGAGAGATAGTTATGATTAGAGTATTAGATGAGTGGCGTGGGATGTTCACAAGCCCACGAGATGTTATGAATTCCGGCAACACTTATTATGGAGCAGACAAAGTTTATTATATTCCTGCAAAAAACAATCTGGAAGACGCACAGCTCTGCGTGTCAGGGATTCTTTTCAGCGTCCACTATGTAGAGGATGCCATGTGGGAAGGCTACAATGAATGGTGTGAGGAAAACGGGGAAGAAGCAACATATGACGGTTTCGATGGATACATGGAAGACAATAGCTGGGCAATTACAGAAATGGCGATAGAAGCAATCCAGAGAGACATTGATTATATTGTGGAAGCCGGAGAGATGATGTTCTGGTCTGACTTTAAGGTTCTTGGAAACAGCAGATATGATATTGATGAAATCAATGTAACATTCAACGGCGAAGACGAGGAAACATATCCATCGTGGGGTGCGCTTGCGGAAGAACTGTGGGATTGGTCTGAGGATGAAGCGTTTGCGGATTCTGAATCTGAAATCAAAGAAGTTCTTGGCAATGTAAAGTTTGATCTTGGGTTGGATTTTTGATTGTATTAACACCTCTGTTGTGGTATAATAACATTAAAATAATAATCGTGAAAAGAAGGTGATTTATGATGATTGAAATTAAAGAAGAACGGCATGAAATGTATGAAATGGCTGCTGTTGGAGATTTGGGGCAGTATGAAATCTATGTAAACACAAACGATGGTGGCAAAACCCCGCACGTTCATTATCGGAAAAAAGATAACTGGAAAGAATTTCATACTTGTATAAAGTTGTTGGAGTCCGATTATTTCTTTCACGAGGGGAAAGAGGATATGTTTAATTCAGGGCAAAGAAAAGAGTTTCAAGAATTCATGGAATCGCCAGTGAAGATTTCCAGATATGCAGGAAAGTTTGAAAACAACTGGGAACTGGCGTGTTTTATGTGGGATTTAAACAATTCAGATGTTGTGATTCCCGATAACGCAGTTATGCCGAACTATAGAAATTTGCTGGACAAAAAATAACACAAGAACAGTTGAGCGTTTTTGCTTGGCTGTTTTTTTATGTAATCATTTAATAGCAAACCTAAATGAACAAGGAGGGTTTGCAGATGATACTGATAGAACAGATAGATACGGAATCCGTATACAATGACATCTATGACTTGATACAGGACATGAACAGTGAAGACATCAAAGATGTACATAACATTTCCTCTGAGGTATTAGACGATGATGTACTGAACATAGCGTTTGACTATGACCATGATTACCGTGTCATGATAACCATAGATGACAAGATCAACATTGAAGCTCCGGATGATATTAAAAGTTTCTTCCAGACCATGATTAAGGACGCATACCCAAAGTACAGTGATTTACTATGAATGAAATCTTACAGACACTTACCCCTGAACAACAGCAGCTTGCCTTGATGATGCTGAAAGAAATCTCTGAATCGGATGATCCGAACCACATAATACAATCCCTGTATGATTCTGACTTTGAAGAAATCCCTGTTGACATAGACACCTTCATAGAAGACGAACGATACATAGGATGGTACACAAACAACGGCAAGGACATCTATCCTTATTGGAGAGACAGGCTTAGAGAAATCTTTGACGGTAACTATAGCGAGATCGCCTTGACTGGTTCTATCGGCGTAGGTAAATCTTCTATTGCGGTTATTGCGTTGGCGTACATCCTATATAGCCTGATGTGTCTCAGAGACCCACACAAGTATTACGGAATAGGCAAGGGCGGTTATATCTATATCGTGTTCTTCAACGCCACACTGGACTTGTCAAAGGGCGTAGCGTACACGAAGATGCAATCCATGTTGCAGAATTCACCGTGGTTCATGGAGCGTGGAAAGGTGACTGGTACGAAATATCTTGAGTACACACCTTTTAAAGACATACGGTTTACGGTTGGATCACAGATCGAACATTCTTTAGGTAAAGACATCTTTGCAGGAATTCTCGATGAGGTCTCTTTCGTGAAGGGCGCAGACATCCACATGGAGAAGTCAAAGATCATGAAGACCTACAACTCCGTATTAGAGAGAATGGGATCACGTTTCACAGTAAACGGTAAGCTTGCAGGAAAGCTCTTTATCGTATCGTCTAAGGCATCTGAGTATGATTTCCTTGAATCGTATATCAGACGGCAGAAGGGAAAGCCGGGAGTATACGTTGCAGATGCAAAACTGTGGGAAGTCAAGCCAACAGGAACATACAGCGGAAAGACTTTCCGTGTTGCGGTTGGTGGAAGTAACTTGCCGTCAAGGATTCTCCGTGACGATGAATCCGCAGAAGATGTTCTGAAACAGGGGTTTGAGATTCTGGATGTACCTATTGAGTTTAAGGGACGGTTTGAAATGGACATTCAGGCTGCGCTTATGAACATAGCTGGAATCTCCATTTCTCATGTCACGAAGTTCATAGCATACGATAAACTACAGGCGTGTTACTGTGACGATCAAAACCCATTCACAAGCAACATTATCTCTACAGGACTAAACGATAGCTTGGCAATCAAGGACTTCTTTAGACCAGAACTTGTGCCACCGGAACTGTACACAAGACCGCTGTTTGTACACTTTGACTGTTCACTCACGGGGGACAGAACGGGTATCGGTTGCGTGGCAGCTATGGGGTTCAAGTACAACAATGTCTATGACATCGACAAAGGCGAGATGGTTCCGACAAAGGAGTTGGTATACAAACACGTCTTCTCTCTTGGCATACAATGCCCGAACGGAACCGAGATTTCCTTCCAGAAAAACAGAGAGTTTATCTACTATCTAAAATACACATTAGGGTGGAATATATCTGCGATCTCTCTTGACGGTTATCAATCCGCAGACAGTAAACAACAGTTTATCATCATGGGATTTGATGACAGTTCCATTGTATCGCTTGATAAGAAGCCAGACGGGTACTTAGCGTTCAAGTCAGCGATCAATGAGAAAAGAATCTCCATGCTTCACATAGAGGAACTGGAAACGGAGATCATACGCTTGGAGAGAGATAACATGACAGGGAAGATTGACCATCCCGTAGACGGATCAAAGGATATATCAGATGGCCTTGCAGGAGCGTTGTATAACGCTTCAATGCATGAGAACGATTATGACTTTGAACTAATCGAATCTATTGATGATATGTTGGAAGTAAACGATGACAGTATAGAGACAAAACTACATGAAAAAGTGAACAAGAAATCCGATGAGGAAATGGTACAAAGCTATCGTGATCTCATGGATGGATTCTTGATTTGAGAGTGAACCTAACGTGTTGCGTTGGGTTCATTTTTTTATGTGTTTATTCTTTCTTTTACCTAAATGGATATATCACTAAGGGGGAGAGAATATGCCGTCAGTTACAGTTACAGTGGGATCAAGCCCAAAGCCGACCTGTGCGGTTAGTGTTACTCCCTCGTTGAGTGGAACGACACTAACGCTAAAGTGTTCATACACTCTCAACGCAATCAATGGATACAACTACTGGGGATATGGAATCAGGCTTCAGTACGGAACGAATGGAACGTCTTGGTCATCAAAGAACCTTGTCTCTGAATCCACAAGCCAGTGGTCAAAGAAAACGGGAAGTTTCACATTGACATATTCTTCGGTAACATCTGATAAGAAGATTTATTTCCGACTTGCGAGTTATCCGGATGGTGCTAAGACAGGTTCGTCTAAGTCGATGACTATCGGGGTGAAGAAACTCACGGTATCGAAGGGAAGCAACATATCCTCTGTAAGAATCTCGACAGGTGGAACCTATAACCTTGTCGGAGCATCGTGTAAGGTAACGTGTACTTGCAGCGATCCGAACGGATACACAGTTGACTTCAACAAGTGGACATCTTCTAACTCAAGCGTGTTGTCTAACAGTTCAAGCCAAACGTATTCGTTCAAGATGCCGAACTCTAATATAACACTTACGGCATCTGCAACCAGAACCCCGATTAAGTACACTATAAAATACATAGGAAACGGGAACACCGGAGGTTCTACGGCATCTTCAGTCCATACCTACGGCGTAGCAAAAGCTCTAACGTCGAATGGATTTACAAGAACAGGTTACACATTCGAGAGATGGTACTGGGGATATGACGGTGGTAGATATTACAGCAACAGGCAATCTGTTGTGAATCTGGTATACGTTGCAACCACGATCACCTTTGCGGCTCAATGGACAGAAAACGAATACACAGTCAAATACAACGCTAACGGTGGAACTGGATCGAGGTCTACCCGTTATGCTTATACTGCTACTGTTAGTTTGTCGGGAAGTGGGTTTTCCAGAACGGGATACCAGTTCGATGGATGGTCTAAGACAACAACCGGAAGCGTGTTGGTTGCACCTGTATCTAAGTTGACGGCATCCAACGGAGCAACGGTCAACCTGTATGCGAAATGGGACATATACACTGGAACGCTTCACTATTATCCAAACGGAGGGACGTGCAGATCAGGATACTCATTAGTCCAAAGCGGAGATTATGCGGGTTCCTGTACTGCCACATTATCGTTTGATTACAACGATACGGAACGGAACATAGCAAACGTAGAATCCCTGTTTGAACGGGCGGGCTATCACGTTGAATCATCAAGGGCATGGCGTGTTGGAACTTCATCAACTTATTTAAGTGAGGACAGCGCAAACCTGAGAGGATATGCAACGTCAAACGGAAACCATGTAAAGCTTTATGCGAACTGGGTTATCAATAACTACACGGTAAAATACAACGCTAACGGTGGAACTGGATCAAAACCAGATGCATCTGTGACTTACACGCAATCTGTGAACTTAGAACAGGGTGGAGTGTCAAGAACAGGATACACATTCAAGGGTTGGTCTTTAACCACAAACGGAGCTGTCCTGTCTGGAACTGTATCTAAGCTGACAGAAACAAACGAGGGAACAGTAAACCTTTATGCGATATGGGAACAGAACAAATATACGGTGACGTATCAAAAGGACGGGGCAACGATCTATACGGACGAATTCACTTATGATGCATACAAAACTCTGTATACACCAACGGAACAGCAGATGGGAACAGATGTGTACATCGGATGGGCAAACGGCAGCACAAAGTATTCCGCAGGATCAAGTGTCAAGAATCTTTCCACGGGTGACCCGGTGACGTTGGAATGTCTGTATGTTCTGGGCATTACTGGATTTGATATGTACCGAAACAATAGTAATAACTGGCAGACGGGAACTGTCAATATCTTTGATGGTACAGCATGGAAAACCGGAACGATCAAAATGTACTTGTCGGGAGGTTGGAAAGTATGAACAAGTTTCAAGAACGATCTAACGAAAGACGAGTAGATGATTCCAGTTTATACATAGCAGCAGGAGATAGAAACGAAAGACACGCTCTCATCTCCACAGACGGCGTTTCGGCGAGTTTTTGGAATTCAGAGGATCATAATGCCATTGAATCTAAAAACTCAACACGGCTGATCCTAACGCCAGAAAACAGAGCTGACGTTTTGTTCGGTGTGAAGCAGAACGGAGTATCGACTTACTACAGACTTTTAGGAGAACATTCTTCTTCCTTTAGCTTTCCGGGTTCCTTGCTGCTGACGAACACAACCGATGCTGTGGGGACAGAGGAAAGGAACTGTGCTCTGAAAATCGGAAATCCGAACGGGCTTCATTTAGAGTTTGACGGATACGAGATCATGGCAAAAACTGACGGAACAACGCCAGGGATTCTGTATTTGAATCATGACGGTGGAGACGTTCGGGTGAACAGATATAACGTGCTAACACAGAATCCGGTCAGTGGAGACAACGGAGAGTGGAAGACACTTGCTCCAAACTCAACCAACTTTGTTGACTATGTATCGGGAGAGGACATCGCATACAGACGGTTCGGAGCGGTTGTGCAAGTAGTTGGTGAAGTCAAACCAAAGAGCACAAGTATTGCAATAAACAGTTCGGACAGCATCTTAGTATGCACGTTGCCTTCTGGGTACAGGCCGATCAGAAGACTTAGATATATCTGTCACGGCAGCGGAAACAACAAGTTCATGCTTTCGATAGAAACTAACGGGAGCGTATATATCAACCGATACGGAACCACAACCGGATATGCTTCAAGTGTTACAGGAAATGAGTGGCTGCCGTTCAATTCAACATTTTTAACGGGTGGAACAACAACTTAATTAGGGGGTAGCAAAATGCCTACAACAAGCGGAATTCAGACTGTTACGGTAACAGTAAACGGTCAGACATATAACCTGACTAAAAATACTTCAACGGGAAAATACGAAACCACGATCACAGCACCGAGTACATCATCTTACAACAATAACTCAGAACATTACTATCCTGTTTCCCTGACGGCAACAGACGTTGCAGGAAACACGGTGACTGCTAATGACCAACACGCAACTTTGGGAAGTTCGCTTCGGTTAAGAGTTAAGGAAACGGTTGCACCAACAATCAACAATCTTTCCCCATCGAATGATTCTTACCTGTCCACTTCCACACCGACCGTCACTGCGGAGCTTAGAGATAACGATTCTGGAATAGACATCACAACCCTTGTTATCAAGGTTGACAATGTGGCTGCGTCTTCCGGTTCTATCACAAAGAACGCTGTGTCTGGTGGATATGACATATCCTACACTACATCGGCACTTTCCGATGGAGCGCACACGGTTACCGTTCAGATTTCTGATAACGATGGAAACCAGTCTGCGGTAGCAAGCACTACGTTCACGGTAGCAACAACGGCACCGACGCTGACTATCACAAGCCCGGTAGATGGATATGCGACAAAGACAGCTTCTCTGACGGTTTCCGGTACGACGTCCACGGATGCCACCATCACGGTACAGCTCAACAGCGGATCGGCACAGTCTGTCACGGTTGGTTCTAACGGAGCGTTTAGTAAGGCAATCACGATGTCTACCGAGGGCGAAAACACAATCACGATTGTAGCGACTAACCCGGCAGGAGTAACCACAACGGTTACAAAGACGGTTATCTATGATAAAACCGCACCTGTATTCCAGAGCATCGTTATCACTCCGAATCCGACAACAACCGGAAGCACTTATACCATCACGGTAGAAGTCACAGACTAATGGTTAAGTCCGTATACGGTGTCTGCGAAGGACACAACATCATTTTCAAAAGGCGAGGGGAAACAGACCTGTGGGACGTTGAAGTCCCGTTTGAACGAGATGGGGTTTATGTTGTCTCCTTATATGCTGTTGACTATGCAGGGAACGAATCTTATTTTGCCACAGTTCTTTTTACTGTCAAAAGATTCTGTATCACAATGCGTGTCATTGATCTTAGCGCACAAGCAAAGAAGGAAGGACTATTCCAGACGGCGAGAACTCAATATCGCCTATCTCCGCTTGTTAGAAAAAGCATTGGGGCGAGGATGGAAACCTTTGAGATGTTAGCATCACACACGGAGCCATGTCTTGAAAAGGATACGGTGGAGTATATTGTGATTCCCAGACTTGAAGTGGTATTGGGAGCAGCAAGGTTGCGAGACAGAATAACGGCATATGAAAATGAAATTGAGATGACAAGTCACATGGATTATCACATGAATCCTTCGGTGACGTATTTCATGAAAGCAACGAAGTGTGAGAGATGTGGGGGTGTTTAAGTGAAGACAAATTATACACATCGGTTTGATTTTGTCTTAGGTGAGAGAAGGAAAGTGTTCTTCGATGTTTTAGGAGAAGACGGTTCCGAAGAGTTTGTCATAGCAGATGCGACGTGGAAGTTGGAAAAAGGAAACGATCTGGTTTTAGAATCAGAAGGAAACTGCACAATCGAGGGCAAGACCGTAATATGCACGATTCAGCCGGAGACCAACGGCTATTACCTTTTGACTGTTTCATGCACCATTGGAGATGAAATAATCAAGGGTACGGTTACTATTCAGGTTGATCGAAAGAGGGGATAAGTTATGCCGAACATAGAAAGCGTAACAATCACACCGTCAATAGTGTTCTGCGGTAACGATCTCCTGATTTCAGTTAGTGTCACTGATCCGTTGACATGGCTGTTGGACAGTGAAGAAAACTTCCTGACTGATTCCAATGGTTCTTTCCTTCTGGAAGGAGGAGATTAAATGCCTACTCATTCCATACCTTATACGGGTTCACAAATTGATACGGCTATAGGTAACGCTTTAACGTATGCGACAGAACCTTATCTGCCTTTGACGGGTGGAAATGTTTCCGGGGACATTCTAATGTCCAACACCGTTTCGCTGAGTTCTTTGGCATCTGATGGGACAACCGCAGAAAAGCTGATTTACCTATCTGCAAACAATAAAATCAACATCGGAGCATCAAGCAGCACAAATGTTACTGAAACATACTTACACACAGCGTTGATTGTTGACCGTGGATCGGTGACGATCAACAATTCATCTGCATCGTTCAGGGCGATGGATTCTAACGGCGCAGCAAAGAACTTAATTTATATGAGTAGTGCTGATGTCGTTACCATCAACGGAGGTTCAGCCAAAACAAGCGCAACGGCCATCGGAACAAACACAACCATAGACGGAACGATGAGTGCTTCAAGCCATATCTATTGGGGTGGCGCAAGCGGATGGAACGGTGGTGTTTCTGGAGGGTTTGCTGATACCACAGGCCAAATGTGCATTATTTCTGACGCAAGCAACCGATACCCCCGAATCAATTTTGTCGTGAATAAAAAGACAAGTTCCGGAGGATATACGCAGCTTCGGGCAAACAACACATCAACGTCAACAAACTACACGCTCACGCTACCAAATAGCACGGGGACGATAGCGACATCATCTTCTGACGTGAGACTGAAAAAGAACATAGAAGATACAGAAGTGAACGGTCTGGAACTTATCAGTAAGATCAGACTACGACAGTTTGACTGGAAAGAAGAAGGCCACGAAGGTTCTCCACACTGGAACGTAGGAATGATTGCCGACGAAATAGAAAAGTTGGATAGCAACCTTGTTTTCGGTGGTGGTATCTATGAAGACGGGAGCCTGAATGTAAAGGGCGTTGATAACTTCTATTTGATGGGATATGTCATCAAGGCGATACAGGAACTCAAACGGGAAATCGAAAGGCGGTAAGAACATGGACAAGCCATTCTTAGTTATACGAGAAGAATTCAAGGAACAGATGCTCAAAACCATAGGTGAATCCAACTTGCACATGGTTGTAGTTGAACCAATTCTGGAAGAGATTCTGAGAACGGTAAGAAACTCTATTCAGCAGGAATACCTGTTGGAAAAAACAAGATATGAAACGACAAAAGCATCCGAAAAGGAAGGTGAATCAAATGGAGAATGAGATCAAAATTGGAGATCAGATTGAAGATGGAATTGAAATGACAGAAGAAATGATGAAAGAACTTTCCAACGGGAAGGGAGATGATGAATAATGTCAAATAGTAGTTTAGTATCGTACACAAGATTAAGCCCTAACAACTCTGGGGCAAGAACACACAAGATCGACAGAATTACACCGCACTGTGTTGTAGGGCAACTCTCTGTTGAAAGTCTCGGCTCTATCTTTGCGCCGACATCCAGACAGGCTTCTTCCAACTACGGGATCGGAGCCGATGGACGTGTAGGAATGTATGTTGAAGAAAAGAATCGTTCTTGGTGCAGTTCGTCTAATGCGAACGATCAGAGAGCGGTCACCATCGAATGTGCATCCGATCTCACAGCTCCATATACGTTCAAGACGGTGGTATATAACAAGCTGGTAGATTTGTGCGTAGACATCTGTAAGCGTAACGGGAAGACCAAACTGTTGTTTCTCGGTAGCTTGGCGAAGACAGAAGCACATTCTGTGAAGTCAAATGAGATGCTTCTCACGGCGCACAGATGGTTTGCTTCCACGGCTTGTCCTGGGGACTGGATGTATTCCAGACTTGATGACTTGGCATCTGCCGTGACAAGCAAGCTTTCTGGTTCCAAAGAGAACACATCTACAGCAACGAAACCGACCACTTCTACGCTCCCAGACGTTACATACAAGGTGAAGACAAAGAAACACGGTTGGTTATCTGCTGTTGAGAACACAGAGGACTATGCAGGATACGAGAATAGCCCGATAATCGGACTTGCCATGAAAGTGTCCAAAGGTTCCGTCAAGTATCGTGTCCATGTTAAAGGCAGTTATTGGTTACCGTTTGTGACTGGCTATGACACAAAGGATGATGACAATGGATATGCAGGAAACAATAAAGAGATAGACTGTATCCAGATCGTATACACGGCACCATCGGGGAAGTCGTATCAGGCAAAGTATCGTGTAGCTCCCATTGGTGGAAACTACTATGACTGGCAACGTGGAAAGGAAACCACAGGCGGTCAAGACGGATACGCAGGGGCAAAAGGACGCTCTATCGGGAAAGTACAGATTACATTAGTGAAAAAGTAAGGAGAGAAGATAATGGAACAGATTTTAGATTACATTAAACCGGAACTTCTGGTTTTGATTCCAGTTATTTATTTTATCGGCTGCGGACTTAAAAAGGCATCGTGGATCAGTGACAAGATGATCCCGATTGTTCTGGGAGTTATCGGCGTATTGCTTTCGTCTATCTATGTTTTAGCAACGGCAGCTCCGGCGTGGGAACAGTGGTATGACGTGATGATTGCGGTGTTTACTGCGATAGTACAGGGAATCTTGGTAGCAGGATGCAGCACATGGTGCAACCAGATTTACAAGCAGTTAAAGAACGGAGACGAACCAGAGGACAATACCGATGGGGAGTAATGCTTTAGTACAAGCCGCAGGGAATATGTCTGTTGGTGAGTTGATTGGGTATGTAGCCATAGCGGTTTCGGTTGTAATGGCGTTGTTCTCGGCAGGAAAGCTTGTCTTCAAGCTTTTGGAGAAGTATCGGAAGAAAAGAAATGCCGTTGATGATACCATGACTGACTTTGAGAAACTAAAGAAGAACGATGAGACGATGGAAAAGTCCATAAACTCCATCGTGGTGGCAGTGCGTCAGATACTTGCCGACAGACTAAACCAAAGGATTAAGACTTATTATTCTATCGGGTATATCCCGGAAGACGAATTTGAAAACTTCCAACACCAGTACACCGCATACAAAGAAGTTGGTGGAAACGGTGAAATGGAACTGCGGTACGGTAAGTGTGTTCATGACTTGCCCGTACAAGCGAAGACGAATGACCAAAAACAGGCCAGCGAAACCACAGAAAACGCTTGAAGATGGACAAGGTTTATGGTAAAATTAAGAAAACAGAAAGAGGTGCGTTGAAATGATTGTAGTAAGAGAATCAAGAAATACTGTTGTCAATAAGAATGGAACAGAAATTGACTTTGATTATGCGGTGAGAATGATGGATGATGAAATCAGAGAAGAACTTCATTTTGAACTTGCTCCTTGCACAGATCAAGAGTTCTTTACAGCATATGAAGAAGCACACGAGAAAAAGTATGGAGAGGAATGGGAACTCAGTAAAGAGAACCCGACTTATTGACAACGAACAGTAAAGACCGGACGCAGTTGTTGCAATTTTTGCAACAACTTGTTATAATAAAACTCAATAGGACTTCCCACACCTCTTAACAATGTGGCACAGTGGAAGACAGTATATTAGAACCAGACAAGCCTACTGACAGTGCTCAACGTGTCTGGTCTTTTTTATAAGCTCACCTTTACGGGTGGGCTTATTTTTTTTTGCCTAAAAATCCGAAAGCACTCTGTTTTTTCATGTGGAAAAGAAAATTTTTACCTAAATGGTTATAAACACAGGGGGTGAAGGTTTGGCAGAATCGAAAGGCAGATTCAGAGCATTTATGGAAGATGTTCTCCGAATCAGAGTGAAGCCTAATCCGAACACGGAAACGGACGGAAACGGGATCATAGATGACGTGAACGATGCGTTAGACGGATCACAGTTACTTGATATTGCAGGACTGAATGAGTTCCGCACGATAGCTGATGATAGAGAGAATCAGTACAAGATTTTCGATGAAATGGCACACGATTCTATCATAGCTTCTGCCCTTGAAATGTACGCAGATGATTCCACTCAGTACAGCGAAAAGGGAGAGATCATCTGGGCAGAATCGGATAATTCAGATGTAGCTGCGTTTGCCAATCAGCTCATAGAGGAACTGAACCTGAACAAAGCTGCATGGTCACACATCTATTCTCTTGTGAAGTACGGTGATCTGTATTTAGAAACTTTCTCTGACTTAGACGAGGTTGAACGGAAAATAGATGGATCAACCGCCATGATGGTTGAAAAAGAAGGTAGCCGTCTGGAGCGGTATATCGAAATGGTTCCAAACCCAGCAGAGATTTTCGATCTGCAAGAGAAGGGAAAGGTCGCTGGGTTTATCCGTACACCAAAACGGGATCAGGGAACAGAGAACTATTTCACGTCTAACCGATTCTACCAGACGGAGGAAACACTTCTTCTGCGCCCAGACAAGTTCATACACATTCCGCTTTCCACCAACACGGACAGATACCCAGAGTATTTCAGACTTGTAGTAAACGGTGAAGACGAAGAGGATGGGAAAGAATACAGGATCATGCGAGGTAAGTCTATCCTGCATGACATCTTCAAAATCTACAAAGAGTGTCGATTGATGGAAGATGCTATCCTGCTGAACCGTGTGACACGATCTTCTATCATCCGCATCTTACAGGTTGAAGTAGGGGATATGCCACAAGTTGAAATGCGTGAGAAACTGAAACGCATTAAACAGATGGTAGAGCAGAAGAACTTCATGGACAAGAACGAAGGTAAATACCAGTCTATGGCTTCTCCAGGGCCGATAGACAACATCATCTATGTTCCTACCAAACGTGGAAACGGTTCTATCACAGCTTCTAACTTGGGAGGGGACGTGGACGTAAAGTCTATCGTTGACCTTGACTATTTCAAGAACAAGCTCTTTGGTGGACTGAAGATTCCGAAACAGTTCTTAGGCGATGACATGGAAGGCTCAGGGCTGTCCGCAGGAACGTCCCTTACGAAACTGGATGCACGGTATGCACGAACCGTCAAAAGAATCCAGAACGCATACATAGAGGGGATCACAAACCTTATCAATATGTTTGCCCTCGATGCAGGATTAGTTGACCACATAGGAAACTTCACTGTCAAGATGGTCTCTCCGTCCACGATTGAAGATCAGGAGCGGAACGAAACTAAAGAAGCGAATGTCAATATGATTTCTTCCATCATGGAACTTATCGACACAGATTTCTTCAATGACGAGACGAAGAAGGAAATCCTTGTTTACTTTATCAATGGTCTGCTGAATGAACCTGAAATCGGAAAGATACTGGAACAGGACGATACAGCGAAACATTCTGAAGAACCGTCTGAAAGCGATTACGGTGGTGGTTTCGGTGGTGGCGTGGATAGTGACTTCGGTGGAGGTTTTGAACCCTCCGGAGACATGGGCGGTGAAGAACTGGAACCAACCATTGGTGAACCGGAGGTAACCAACGGTGATGACTTTGGAGATTTCAGCGACGAGTTTTGAGGTGAATCATGAACACAGGTGATATTTCTTTTGATGTCCGAAACGATACGGACATGGAGGCAAAGGACATTGTTTCCAACATAGAACGCACAGTAAGCGATAGCTATTCCGTTGAAGAATCTTCTTATGAAACAGTGGAATCAAACGGAACTGAATATATCCATGTAAACATGACGGTGAACATCGACAACGAAGACGATCTGGATGTTATCAACTATGTCCTTATGGCTGTTCCAACTCTTACTTCTGGAATCGACATTCTGAACATCGAACAGGATTTCATTGAACAGGTAGAAGAAAATTGGAACGACGATGCCACATGGGATGGAGAAGACATCTATGTAGACGATGACGAAGGACTTGTTGACATAGATGATCCTGAGAGTGACATTGACGTAGAAATTGATGACATTGAAAGATTCAACGACGGTTTGTATCTGGATGATGAAGAAGACGAACAGCTTGAGTTACAGGAGGACTAATGGAACGGCTTACGAAACGTGCGGCGTATCAAAAGTTGTTTGCAATCAAGGCGCAGGGGGAAGACATTTCCGAAATGCTAAGAGAGACGGCAAAGAGTGAGGTTGTACCTTATGACGTTGTGGTCTTTATCAATAAACATCTTCCGTTGCCTGTCTTGGAAACATACAACCACATCTATAGGAACAGAAGAAAGAACCCTCTGTACAAAAGTCTCGTGAATGAATCTGCCACTCCGGAGGAACAAGCGATTGCCTTGTCATCTCTGGCAACGCAGATTTTGATCCGTGGGAAAAGCCTTACAAAGCAAGAATCCATAGAGCACATGGAAACCATGCAATTAAAGTGGGTTCTCAGGGCACTGGAGGCGTTTTCAGAGGGAGACAATAAAACACTTCGGGAAACCTTTATGTCTGTTAGAGACGTGTTTAAACGATTGTTTTAGAGGTGAACAGTTTGGGAAAGACGGTATTGATAGAGCGGACGGCTGCTCTGAAATATATAAAAGAATCTGGACAACGAGAAGACGGGAAACACTATCTCGGTAAACTTGCCGGAATAGGAGCGGATTTCTCAAGGCCGACAAGAAACGGTAGAAAATATCCGTTGGAACTGTGGCGAAATGTAGAACAGAGTGAAGACTTCAAAGAGGGAATGTCCACTCTCACGATTTTTGGTGAAGCGGATCATCCGGAAACAAGAATAGATACATCCATCAAAGAGATCGCTATTGTTCTGACTAAGTTTGAAATCCGTGAGATGGAAGGAATCGTCTATACAGAGTTTGACATTCTGGACACACCGAACGGACGGATTCTGAAAGAGCTGTTGGATTACGGTTCACAGATCGGAGTATCCAGCAGAGGACTTGGTGAAGAAATCGAACAGGACGGGGAAACGATAGTTGACCCTGAAACCTACGTTTTCTATGGATTCGATGCCGTGGTCATGCCAGCGGTAGTTAGTGCAAGACCAGCGGTGGTTGAATCTGCAAATAAATTAAAGGATTTCATGGAGCGTGAGATCGAGAACGCATCTTGTGTATCGGAACTGCAATCTCTGAAGAAGATCGCAGAATCCGTGAAGATTCCGAAATCTGTTGCACGAAAGATTGACGAAAAGATAGATTCACTTGGTGGAGATAATATCTCGCCATTGTTTGAATCAGAAATCGAAAATCTTGTACGGGAAAACGAAGAACTCAAAAAGAAGGTAAAGGCTGCTGATAATATCAGGCGACGTTCTAAGAGAGAATCTTTGAAAGAATCCCGGTACAAAAGACAGATTGCTGAGTTGAGAGAAGCGGTGTTCGATGGGGCACGGCAGATTTCCTACACTGAACGCAGTTACCAGAAGGAACTATCTGTGGCAAAGAGACAAAGAGACATCGTAGAGAAAACAATGTCCAAAGTTCTGTTCGCAAACAAGAAGCTCCAGAAGGAAGTTGAAAGCCTGTCAGAAGGAATTGACAGAGCAGAAGATAAGGCTGAACGGTTGCAAGAGCGGCTGAACAGAGAACAGCGGTATGTGGCAGAAATTGATGCCGAACAATCGAATATTGCAGATGTGCAAAGGGAATTGCAGGAAGCAAGGAGAAGTTACCTGACACTGAAGTGCAAGCATGAACGTGTTGACGAAGCACTTGTGGAAAGCATGATCCCGAAAGATTTTTCGTTAAGTGAAGTTGACGCTGCGGCTGAAAAGGTGAAAACCAGAAACCGCAACCTTTCCAAACTCCCGTATGTCGTAAAGACTGAATCGGTCAGGGTATTGGAAAGCCCAAAACTCATTAGTGACGAAGACGAACAAACCATTAAATTCTTAGAAAACTACAAGGAAGGAAGAATATAAATGTCTACTGTAAATGTAAATCAGAAAACAAAACAGCTTATCGGCAAATGGAACCGTCGTATCGGTCTGGTCGAGAAGGCAAATAGAAAAGCAATGTCTATGGAAAAGAGAGCTGCACTGGCACACGCACTGGAGAACGCCAGCGACAGAATGAGAATGGTTGAAGCAACCAACCCCGGCTCCATCGGTGCATACAAGAGATATGCTCTTGACATCATCACCGCTTGTGTTCCGAACCTGATTGCTTTCGATGTCATGGCAGTTCAGCCGATGGATAACCGTGTCGGCATGATTAACTACATCGACTACCAGTACAGCAAGGACAAGGGCGCAACCCCGGCAGGAAAGATGTTTGCATCCTCCATCAACATGGGACAGAGCGATCTGAACTACACCTCTGATAAGGTGCACGACGAAGGTATCGGAGCGGCTGGCTCCACTACATACGGCACAAGCTCCGCACCGCTTCAGCTCAAGTGGTTTCCTGTTCGTGTTGAGACTTTCACCGTTCAGGCTGGAACAGTCATCGGCTCCGCTGATGCTACTGGTACAATCTCTGGCACAGGCGTTTCCGGTAAGATCACGGCAGACGGCAAACTCTATCTGACATTCACTTCCGCAACCACAGACGCACCTGTCATCGAGTACAACTATGACAACGAATCCGTACAGTCTGATGGCCCGGTTGCTGCTGGCTTCACAAATGTTCCGGAAGTAGAACTGAAGATCAACTCCCTGCCTGTAACTGCGAACGCAAGAACCATGAGAGCATACTGGGCTTTCGATGCACAGTACGAACTCCAGAAGGAGTACGGTCAGGACATCGAGACCCTGCTGGCTACTCAGGTTACTGCTGAGATCGCTCACGAAATCGACAACGAGCTGACACTTGACCTGTACAAGTTTGCTGATGCTGGCACTCCGCTTACATGGTCTAAGACTATCACAACCGGAATCCCTGTCATGGATCACTATGATTCCTTCAATGCGAAGCTGATCGAGGGTTCCAACGCCATCTTTGGTGCTACCCGTAAAGTAAAGGCTAACTTCATGATCTGCGGTCTCGGTGTTGCAAACGTCGTTGAACTGATGCGTAAGTTTGAGGCTTCCGGTATCACCGCTGTTGGCCCGCACCTTCTGGGCAAACTTGGCAACATCAATGTATACGTCAACCCAGACTACCCGGCAGACGAGTTCATCCTCGGCTACAAGGGACAGAATATGCTTGATGCTGGTGCTTTCTATTGCCCGTATATGCCTGTATCTTCCACTGATCTGATCATGGATGCTAACTTCCGTGGACAGCGTGGATGGGCAACCATGTACGGTAAGAAGTTCATCAACAGCAAGATGTACATTCGTGGTGCTATCACTGACTAAGAAAGAGGGTTATAACTATGGCAACAAAAGATTTCTCTACGATTCCTGCAATCGTGACTATTACTAATAACGCTGAACCTCGCAAGGCTTATGATGCTGGTGCGATTCAGCTTGCAGATGCTTCTGCGATTCAGACTGATGCAAACGGCAAATATGTTCTGACCAACGCTGACAGACAGGTTCAGCTTTACAAAATCAACCAGTTCGTAACTATTCCTTCTGGGGATAGCGTTAAGGTTGTTGC